CTTGACCATGTTGCCGTAACTGTTGGTATCTCCCTGGGTGCGTTTGCCGTTCCAGCGGTATGCGATTGCAACCGTGCCACCCTCTGCGGCGTACACGGGGGCGCCAACGGCTGCGCGGAAGTCCAGCGCCCGGTGCAGGCTGCCGTCATTGTAGAGCCAGCCTGCGGTGATAATGTGCTGGGCCAGGGGCCAATGCAGCAGGGCTTCTTCATTCTTCAGCCGCATTTTTATCCTCCTTATTTTGTCCTCTTCCATATCCATACCGATAAATAAGGCGGCATGTTGTTGTGGGCTGCCCCGGAACCGCCGGAGGCGACTGTTACGGTTTTGGATTCCCAGTTCGGAATACCCCAGCCACTTGATTGCGTTTGGACATACGTATCCGCAGAGCTTCCGGTTTTGGAGCGTATTACGTTGCTTCCGTTGGCCACAGACAGCGAATAATCCGGTAGCTCGCTTTGTGTAATCTTATGGGTGAATTCGCCCCCAGTGCTACCTGCGGGATAACTGCTGGAAGCAGCAAACAAAAAGCGGTCAGAAATTCTTTCCCAGGTACCGCCAAACAAAGACGCTGGGCTTGTACTGCTTACGCTTATGTAAATACTTCCAATCGGCCAGGCCGCAAGTTTTGCTTCCGCGATGGCCGCCTTTACCGCCGCCGGCGTTGCCGCAACACCACCATTGGTCGAACTCGTTGAACTGGTCGAATCGCTCAGCTTCACGCCGCCCGCGGTCGAAGCATTACCTGTCGGCAGTGTGTACTTAGTATCTGTTGTCGGCGGTGTGTATCCCAAAGCACTTGTCACGTTCGCCTTTGTCAAACTAATCGTGCCGGAATTCTCCGTAATGTTACTCCCGATTTTTACACCACCCAAAGTCCAAGCACTTGCGGTTGGCAGTGTGTACTTGGTATCAGTAGTCGGTGGCGTATAGCCCAGTGCATTTGTCACGTTAGTCTTACTAATGCTGATCGTGCCGCTGTTCACTGTAATATTGCTGCCAATCTTTACGCCACCCAGGGTTGAACTGGTAGCGGCAGGCAGCGTATGGGTACCGGAGGAGGCCGGTGTCATATAGATCTGGTTGCTGTTCAGCGTTCCTTCACTCTTAGCATTATCATACTGGGCTTGCGTCAGGTAGTTGATCACCAGGCTGTCCAGCTTTGTATCAGTGGCCATAATCATATACCTCTCGTTACAATCGCGCTGATTGCGGATAGTCCACTCGGCAGCCCAGTCAGTTTTCCGTTGCTGATGCTTAGGCTCAGGTTGGTGCTGCTTGGGCCGCCGTATATGGCGCTCTTGTGGTACTTGTCGCCCTCAAACGCGACCAGGCTCGTAGTCTGCCCGCCCCAGCCGCCGGAACTGGTTATGGTGCCATAGCCCCAAATCTTAATGGTTCCGCTGGCGGTCTTAAAACTCACGCTGGGGTTGGTGTCCGTAATGGCATAAGCCTCCACATTGTTATTGCCATTGCCGCCGGAACTCCCGCCGGCGGCATAAGTTCCTGTCACACCAAAAATATTCACACCGCTCTTAATGTTCCCGGCCACCAGGTTTGCATCGCCCTTGATTGTCTGTGTCCCGCTCAGGTATTGCCCAGATGCAATGCTCTGGTCGGTTGTCTTCGGGATGTAAGTTGCTGCGCTTTTTTTGGTCACATCACTGCCAATATAAGTGCTCGATATCGCATTCACGGTCACTTTGCTCAGTCCGTCATATCCGCTGTCCGGGCTGATGGTCTGGGTACTTTCACTAGGCGTCGCGGTTTTTGTCTGTAGCCTGGGGCTGCTTCCGCCACTGCTGCTCCCAGCATAACTGCCTGTCACATTAAAAATCTTCACACCGTTTCTAATGTTACCGGCGGTCAAATTGCTGTCACCCTTAATCGTCTGGGTTCCATTCAAATACTGGCCGGATGCAATGCTCTGGTCACTCGTTCCTGGCGTATAAGTCGCAGCGCTCTTTTTCGTCACGCCGCTACCAATATACGTGTTCGATATGGCCCCCACCGTGACGGAACTTAAAGCGTCGTAACTGCTGTCAGGATTTACGGTTTGAGTATTCTCACTTGGGGTAACTGTTTTGCTCTGCAATTTTACGCCGCTGGAGCCACCACTCACAAAGCCGCCCTGCATATCTACCTGCGTACTTCCTAAATACACACCCATGCAACTGTCACCACCTTCTGAGCGTAACGTTTGTCGCGCCAACACTGGTTGCCGTTATGTCAATGGTTTTTGCGCTGCTGCCGTCCCATGCGCCCTGACTGGTTCCGTTCAGTTTGATGGTCAGGCTGTTATTTAGTTTTTCGGCGCTCGTTGCGGAGCCGCCCGCGTTGCTGGAACCGGCATAGTTTGTGGTTCCGGTGACTTTGGCCCCTGTGGCACTGTGGGCAATTACCCCTTTCGGCAGGTCGGCAGCCCGCACCGTATCGCCGGTCAGGTCGAGGACAACTTCATCATTGATAACAACCTTGTTTACGGCCATGCTCAGCCCCCAATCGTCAACGTCTGGCCGCCAGCCGCATTATCAACGTATGTGGCCGGGATCGCCTGCACAGTAACTTGAGACAGGCAGTTATACGCTTTGTCGGGCAGCACAACCTGCTGCTCAAAGGTCGGCGTAACGCTCTTGGCCTGCGGCTTCATACCTTCGCTGCCGCTCATAGAGCCTTTCACGCCCAGGACCGTAATGCCCTCGCGGATATTTGTGGGCACCAGCTTGGCCTGTTCGGTCGCTGCGATGGTCACCCCGCCTGCGCCATCGTGGAAGCCCATGGGGATGGTGTACTTACCAGAAACGGTGCTGATTTCACCGTTGACTTCGCCGTTGTTGGGCATCGTGCCAGTCATTTTGGCGCCACGCGCGTAGAATGTTTTACCGTTCAAAACCTCCGCCACAGCTGCGGTGGCATCGCTGGTATCCGCGTCTTTCGTGCTGGTACCGGTAATAGGGGCGCCGGACTTGTCGTGCGCCGTGATACCTTTTGCCAGCTTGTCCGGAGTTACGGTATCTGCGGTAAGGTCCAGCTTAGTCTCCTTGCCAATAACCACCTTGTTCACATATTTATTGGGCATTGTAGTACTCCTCTCCTATAATCAGTGTGTAGCCACTGGAATCGTTGGCTACCTCGTACTGAGGTATCTTCTTGATTGTTAGGTCCTGCTGCATTAGTCGCTTTGCGGTGGGCAAAACCTGCGCCGAGAACAACGGCGTGATGTCATACGGCCCGCTGTACTCCGGCGCACCCACCACTGTGGTGCCGGTCACGTCCACCCGCACGGATGCCGTCCCGGCAATGCGCACTGATACGGCGCTCTGTTGGGCCACTCGCACCTGAATCATGCACCATCAACCTCCTGAAATAAGGTCGGGCTCATTTTGAGCGTCAAAATCTCCGTCTGCGGCTGGTCAGTGCTGTCCCGCAACGTGATGCGGGTGTCCATGTACAATGCTTCACCGCCCAGGAATTTGTACGTTTCTTCCCGCGTCCAGGGGATAAGGATGATGTTCTGTCCTTCCTGCCGGGTGCAGTCATCCGGCCAGACGTTGGATTTAATGGCCGGGAAGCCTTTGCAGCTCTTCTGCTTGAACACAAATTCAATCCGGCTCACATCATCCAGATCCATCCCGATTTCCACGGGCAGCACGAATTGCGTTCCCTGTTTCATTCGTTTTTCTCCTAGTTCGGCAGTTTTTCTTCCTCGGTTTTCGGAGTTTCGATGTTTGCCGCCGCGGCTTCTTCGGCTGCCATATTTTCACGCACGACGGCAAGCATGTTTTCGAGGATCAGCTCAGATACCGCAAAGGGGATTTTCGCTTCATTGATCGCGGCAATAATCTTGCGTTTGCACTCTTTGATGCGTTTGGTATCAGTCATGGTTTTTCCTCCTTACAGCCGCGCGTTCACGGCATTTTTCAGCGTGGCAATGGCCGCCAGAACTTCTTCATCAAGGGCCACAAAAGACCCTCGGTTGTTCTGGCTGGTGATGTTGCCGCTGTCGTCCAGTTCCATGTAGGTGTAGCTCACTCGCTCGCCTTCGGCGGTCGTAACGACCGCCACGCCAGATAATTTCTTCATGTTAATCCCTCCGATTCATCCAATAGAATGTCTGCGGTTTCGTCCGCTCCGGTATCTAATTCCAACAATTCGGTTGCGGCGGTGGTGCTTTCGTCCTGGGCACGGGCGGCGGTGCTGGCGGCCAGATCAATGCCTGCCGGTTCGCCCGCGGGGTAACTGCTGTCACTGCGGTCGGCATAGCTGCCCTCATAGCCGCGCTGGGCGGCCATGCAGAGCCATGCAAATTGCTGACCTGGTGCGCCGTGTATAATGGCATACTGGCCGCAGTTTTCGGCCCACAGGTGGCCAGCTCCATCGCAATCCGTCAGCAGCCAGGCGGGCTGCCCATATTGGGCGATGGTCTCCGCATAGCGCGGGTCAAGAGCAATCAGGCACCAGCCGTCCGGCCCGCATTCGCCGCGTCCCCAGTCCGCAAAGGTCGGCAGCGGCGTTTCAAACGCGGCCATTTTCAGCGTGCCGAAGCTGGTAGGCACCACACGGGATTTCTCGCCCCAAACGTCCAGGTTGTGCACGTTGAGCTTGCCGCTCACGCCAACGCGAGTCGTGTTAAAATCGGCATCGCTGTCATCGCTACGGTTGTAGGTGATCTGCATCCCAACGTAAGATGTCGGGTTAAGGCCGTCAACCCAGCCGTACTTGGCGTACTTGCTGCACGCGCCGATGTAGCTGCTGCCCGCCTCTGAGTACAGCACGCCGGTTAATCCAATCGACCCGGTGTTGATGGTGGCATACCATGCGATGTGCCGGTTGTCCAAAAATACGCGCTCACCGGCCTCGGTGCCCATACGTATCCAGGCGTTGTCCAGGTCGTACACGGTGGTGTAGTTGAGGTTATGCAGCTGCCCGGTCGTGATGTTGCCGCCGTTGATGATTGTCTTGTCCTGGTTCCAGGTACTCAAATCCGAGAATGTCACCACGCCGGATAGGTTGATCTGTGCGCTGGTGATCTCTGTTCCGCCTGCCGTCAGCTTGATGGTGCTGCTGGTTCCGCTTGTGCTGGCCGTCAGCTTAATTTCGCTCACCGTCTGCTTGATCTCGGTTTTGGTTTCGTTGGCGGTCAGATAGTCGCCGGTGCTGGCCGTCCAGGCAGTGGGGGCGTTGCCCATCTGCACCATGGGGTGCATAATGGTCAGATCGTTGGTAACGGTGGCGTTATCGTTCGCGGTACTCACAAACAGGCCGTCTGCATAGCCGTCCGCAGTGGCAACAAAGGCTGCATACCGCATTTTCCAGCCGTTGTCCAGCTCAATGTCCTGCTTCGCATTTTTGAATGCATTGCCGTAATAACTTTTTGCGCCGCTGCTGTTCTTGGTCTCAAACTGCAAAAACAGGCTGTCCGTGCCAGAGTTGAGCTTGTACAGTACGCTGGCGCAGTAGGTCATGCCCTTGGCAATAACCAGCGTTTTGTCCGCACCAAAGTGGAAGCGGGTGTTCTGCGCCTTATTGGTCACGCGAACAGATTCACCCGTAATGGTGTAGCTGCCCTTTTTGCTGGTTGCATTGCCGCCTGCATCCAGGGTCGCATTATTCCAGTCGTCGGTGCCCGCAATAATATTGTTGCCGCCCGTAATGCGCTGCGTTACCGTCTGGGTGATACTGTCGGCTTTCTGGTCAATCGCGGATACTGATTCTTTAACGGTTTTGAATTCCCGCTTTGTGCTGTCCAGGTCGTTTGAAATGGTTGTTGTCGTTTCTTCCAGACTGCTGACTTTGGTGCTGATGCTATCCGCCTTTTGGCTGATGCTGGAGACATCCTTTTTCAGGCTTTCCACCGTTGCTGTGGTGGCGTAATTCTGCAATTTGGTGTCAACGGCATCATTGGCAGCGCTGGTAGCGGCGTCCTTCACGTTGGCCGTTACCGTTTCAGTCACTGACTTGGTGACTTCGGTTTTGATCTCGTCAGCGGTCTGGGAAAACAGGCTTTTTGCGCTTTCCTGCGTCAGATAATCGCCGCTGCTGGCATTCCACGCGGTGGGCGCGTTGCCGTATTGCAGCATGGGGTGAAGCAGTGAAAACTTATTGGTGCAGTTGTCATTGCTGTCGAAATCGGCTTTTTTCAAAACACCGTTTCGGCCGGGGGTCCATGTACCATACCGCAGCACCCAGCCGTCTGTCTGCTTAATTTCGAGCTGGTCAGCGGTTTTTATGTAGGCAATGTAATGTTTGCCATTATCGCCCGTAAACGTAATGCCCAGCCGCAGCGCATCGGTGCCGGAAATGAGTTTGTACATAACGGACAGGCATAATGTGACGCCTTTTATAATGCGAGCGCCCGCGGTGTTGCACATAAAATACCGGTTGGTGTTCGCATTGGTTATTGTTGCGCTGCCATCATCGCCATACACAACGCTGCTGCCAGGGCCGCCAGAGATGGCGTTCTTGAAGCTCTCACTGCCCAGGATCAGGTTGCCGCCGCCGGTGATTTTGGTGTCTTTTTTCACCTCAGAGGAAAGTCCGTCCACCGTTGCTTTCAGGTCGGTGTACTTGCCGGTCAGGTCGCTGGCCTTTACTTCCAGGCCGTCCACGCTGGTCTTGATCTCCAGCATCTTGCCGGTCAGGTTCTTGTAGTTCTGGCTGTTCACCGCGCTGGAACTTTCCCGGCTGGCACTGCCCACGCTCTCAAATCTGGCTTTGCCGGAGGAGATTGTGGCGCTCATCAGGTAGGTGTCGAACTCCCGTCCGCGTGCGTCCTTAACGTGCACGATCTGCCCGCAGGCAAGGCCGGAACTGCTGGGAACGGCCACTTTGCACGGGGTGTAGGTCACGCTTTTCAGCACATTGTACAGGTTCTGGGCAACGCTTTTCAGGTTGGCTTCGGTGCCGGTTGTCAGCAGCAGATTGCCCTGCACTGCATAGGTGTTGGTGGCAGTGGCGCTGTCGGGGTAGATGACCCCCACGTCACTGTCCGACTGCCGGATCTGGACTTTCTCAATGGCCTTGACGGTGTAGTCCTCATAGCTCAGGCTGTCAGCATAATAGGCGGTGCTGTTGCTGGCACCGTCCGGGGTGATTTTAGCAGTGCTGCGCTTGTCTGTGTAGGTCAAGAATTGCAGCTTGCCGTCTGCATTTATGTGGGCGTAACAGCCTGCCGCTTCCGCCGCCCAGGAGATGATCTGTCGGCAGGTCAGGTCGTCCGCATAGAATGCCTGCACGCTGTAGCTGCCATTGATGGGCAGGCTGCTGCTGGCCAGCGTAACCCCCGCCCGCTGGCAGGCCAGCTGAACCAGCTGCCAGATGGTTTTGGGGAACTGCGCCTGATTGGCCCGCAGCCAGCCGGAGAAGTCTGCGTCCAGCTTGGACATGGTATCGTAGGCTGTGACCTTGTAGCTGTTGCGCTTGGTGCGGGTGGGCTTTTCGGCATAGAAAATGCCCACCCTGGTTCGGTTCCCGGCATCGTCCTGCCGGTAGTAGGTCAGGGCGTCCCCAGCCGTGATTTGCAGGCTGCCGTTCGGGTCCGCCCAGATTTCGGCCTCGATGTAGTCTGAATAAGCAGAGCCGATGGCGAATTCCTGCCCGGCGTTTACCGCAGTGTGCAGCGTCAGGTTTTTGACCGCGCTGCCGGGGGAGCCGCCCTTTAACTCAGTGCCATTTGACAGCAGCAAAACGGGGTAGTACATGCTTCACCTCCAATCAGCATTCAATAATGTTAAACTTCAAATTCTTCCACTGTTTCGTCTTGGCGTTATGCCAGGCGATGCCGTATTTGCTGCAGTAGCAGGTGGTGGTTTCGGTCTCGGTGGAAGAGCCGGCTTTGGGATGGGTGAACTGAAACGTTGCCTTGCCTGCAAACAGCCCGATGGTGTACTTGTATTCGTCGTCCGTCAGGCAGCTGTAGGCGATGGGCCAGGTAGCAACCTTTTCCCGCACCACTTCGCGGTGCATGTACCCGGCTTCGTCGCGCCCGGAATCGCTGGAATCCAGGTCGGAATAACTCGGTTCAATGTCGCAGTCCGGTGCGTACAGGGATTTGCCATCGATCTGGAACAGATTGGTCAGGGTCATGTCACACACCTCCTGTGGCAATGGCCTGTTTGCGCTGCCAGCGCTGTACGGCGCGGCCTACGTCCTCGTCGGTCAGCTCAATGCCGTACACGGCGGAGAGGATCTCCCGCAGCACGGAAACCACGGCTTCAAAGCCTGCCATCTGGCCCGCCTGCAAATCTTCCATGACTTCGGCCACAGCCTGCTTGATGGTGTCCAGCGGAGCTTCCACGTTGGTGCCGTGGCTCTGGTCGCCCAGCACCGCCAAAAACTCCCGGTTGGCCGGGATGACCGCGCCTTGTGCCAGGTAGGGAATTTGCGGGGCGGTCAGGGTGCTGATATGAAACCCGACATGCCCGCCGCCGAATATGTCCGGCAGGTCGAACGACAACCCGTTCAGCGCGTTGATGACCGTGTTGATGCCGGTGACAACGGCGGAGATCATCCGATTGATGAAGCCGATGATGCCGTTGACGGCAGTCTTGATGGTACTGGTGATGCCGTCCCAAATGTCGGACACAATCTCGGCGAGCGTGTTCCAGGCGTTGTTCCAGCCTTGCTTAATGTTGGTCGCGGCGGTGTCGAGAGCGTTTCTCACCCCCGTCCAGAAATCGTCCCAGCCTTGCTGGATTTTCGCCCAGAGGTCCGCAGCAATTTCTTTTACCCTCGTCCAGCAGGCGTTCCATACCTCTTTGATGTTTTCTCCTGCCTGATCTAGCGTCTCTTTTAGGTTGTCAAGAGTTTCGCCGAATTTCTGCTTAATATCATCCCAGTGCGTCACCAAGTATGCGATGATGGCAGTAGCTAATACGATTAGTGCTGCAATTAAGAGCGCGGGCCACAGACCGATGGCAGAAACGATGCCTGCAATCAGGGAAGCCAGACCACCCAAAATGCTGGGCAGGACTGTTCCTACAATAAAGGATCCAAGTTGCGGTAGCAGACTGGCGCCCAGCATGGCTATCAATAGAGGCCAAGTGTTGATGATGATTGTGACTATCTGAGAAAGTATTCCTCCCCAGTCAATGGCCTGGAGGCACTCTAAGAGTGTCTGCCCCACAGTACCCCAGTCTACCTGGGCAAGAATGCTGTTGATAGCGGCCAGTATATCAACTGCCAGAGTGCTCAGTGAAGAAAAAAGACCCACCCAGTTAATGGAACCGATCATTGTTACGATGCTCTGGCCCAAAGTAGCCCAATCGGAGCCCTCCACGGCGGCAATCAGTGCGGCAAGCAAGCCCAACGCAACGCCACTCATGCCCACTCCGGCCTCCTGCCAGGGAATATTGGAGATAGCCGAATTGATGCAGGTGGCAATGGAACTACCGAGCTCAGCCCATCCGGTGTAGGCCTGCACGAATCCGTACAGTGTTAAAATGGCAGCCCGCATACCATCAGTCAGTACGCGGCCAAGAGCTACCCAATCAACCTCTGCCACACACTGCTCTAGTCCATTGCCGAGACCGTTGCCCAATGTTTCCCATTGCAACTCTTGCATAAAGGTATCCACAAACAGTAGGGCAGTGTTCAGCCCCTGTGCAATGGTGGAGCCAACCAGCCGCCAATCCAGCCGGGCGATAAAGCCGTTGAGGGTATCCGCAATGTTTGTGGCCCAGGTCTGGGCTTTATTCTGGATATCCGGCCAGGGGATAGCGGCCAGCGCTTCGTTGAGCTTTTGGGCAATGAGCTGCCCGACCCGGTTCCATTCGCCTGCCTCGATGGCGGCCAGCACAGAATCTAGAAACGAATCCTGCGTATCAAAGTCATAGTTGGGGGTGATACCGCTGGCACCCGAACCACCGGAAGAGCTGTCCTTCTTGTCCAGCCGTTCGATCTCGTCAAAACCGGCCAGGCTCTTGGCGGCATCTTTCGCCGCCTTGGATGTTCCGCTCATGCCCTTAGCTGCGGCCTTGGCGGATGACACCGTTTTGCCGGTCAGGAACGCCACCAGCTTTGCAAGGTAGGCAAATACAGTGGCCGCCGCGTTGGCCAGCGCGGTCAGGGCAGGGGTCAGGACTTGAATCAACGGTGCGGCAGCGGTAGACGCGGCGCCTTGCAGGTTGCCTAGGGCCTGCCGCAGGGATGCACTGGAAAGCAGGGCGGTGCCCATCCGGTTTGTCAGTGTGCGCAATCCAGATGACAACACATTGAATACCAACGCACCAGATACGAGCCGTGCGATCCGATTACGGAATTGAGCGACGCTTTGAGATGCTTGGGCCAATCGGTTTTGGACAGCTTTCAGCTTGCTGCCCACCCAGGCAAAGGCTTTTTGCCCGATGCCTCCTGCCGTGCGCAGTGCATTTTTCAATACCTTACTGCTTAATGCGGCATGGGTCAGATCCTTATTGAGCTTGCCGACTTCTTCGGCAATCGCCCGAATTCGGTCAGCTTTAGAATCATCTTTAGAGTCATCGCTACCTTGCGATGCAATTACAGGCTGCTTTGTTGCGGCTTGGTTTTGCGATGCGAGAGCCTTTTTGGTTTCTGCTACAATGCGCTCTGCATGTTGTGTAGCGGTTTCCTCTGTAGATCCGTAGGTCTTATTTATGCGAGATTCGACTTTAGCAAATGCTGCTTCGATGGCATTAACTTGCTTGTCGAAGTAGTCTTGCATGGATTTATCGCCTGAAAGATGCTGAATCAAGTCTTGCTGCCGCTCAACGGCCTGATTTTCTTGCGCCAGCTGATCGGTTAAAGTATCATGCCGTTGCTGCAACGCTTGGACAGCGCTGTCCTGATCTTGATAAGCGGAAACGGTTTCATTCAGAACGGATTCTTGCTTGCTCGACAAGGCGAGAAGTTTGGATTGCCGTTCCATTAGCTTGGTTTCGCCCTGCATACGGGAATTCAAAACCTTCTGTACCCCTGTATCACTCATACTGGGGTATTCATCTTTGATGTTTTGCAGGTGCGCTTGTTCAGCGGCATCGATCTGACGGTTTACATCGCTTAGGGCATCGGCAGTTTCGCGCGCTTTTTGGCGAGCGCTTTCAAGGCTGTCAGCCAGCGTATTCCGTTTTGTTTGAGCACCGCCTAATTGTTTATCTACTGCTGCAATTTGCTGCGCAGTGCTTTTGGCCTTGGCCTGCAATGCTTTCAGATCGGATTCTGCGCCTTTCTTATTGAGGCGGGCATCAATGATAATAGAGCCGTCTGCCAAGGTTCCACCTCCTATTAGGCATAAGAAAGCCCTATCCGAAAACGGATAGGGCTTTGCAGTGGCTAAACTGCTATCGTGTGGGATATTTCATCTAAATTGGGTTTCAAATGACTTTTACAACCCTAGCATTTCCAGTAGTCGTTCTTTTTCTGCCTTATCTTCGGCGCTTTCAGGAGCACGAATCTTGATAAGGCGAGCATTTTCTCTGGCAAACTCCAATTCGGATTTTTCCAGTTTTTTGCCCTTGGCCTGCTTACTGCGGATGTTGACCACCTGCGCAAACAGCCCATCGCCAATACCGTAAAAGGCACCTAGAAACTCCCACCAGTGTAGGTAGTTGCACCGGCGGCAGCTGTACCCCAGTACCTTATCCACGGCAGGTGCGATGATGGGAGCATCTTGCCCCCAATCTACCAGGCGGGGCAACGGGCTGCGGGATTCCTCGTCTTTACCATTGTTGATAAAGATAAAAGCTGCCTGCAATGCGTCATTAAGGTCAGGCAGATCCCGCCAGCGCGGGTAAAGGATTTGCAAACAGGCCATGTATTGCTCTTGCTGAGTTAGCTCAGGGTCAGCCAAGGCCGCCAAAGCGTCCAGTACGGCGCGAAAATCTGATCGTATTGCAAATGTCTGCCCGGCGACCTCTACGGTAGTGGGTAATTCCCAAGCGCTCATGCCTGTTGGCCAGGGGCAAGGCCCTTATCGGTATTGCTATAGGTGGCAGTGTACTTTTCCATCCGTTTCTGGCTGGCCTTCATGGCATCGCCCACAGCATCTTCAATGATGGGAGCAATGGCGTTAAGGACTTTTTCAAACACCATAGTGCCATCATCGCACAGCGCCAACGCTGAAACACTACCGAAAAAGATCGGTGCAACATCACTGTTGAAAATGTTGTTGATTTCAGCCTTGACGTTTGCATCAATCTCGTTCAGCATTTTGGGATCGATGTTGTCATTGATTTTTTCGGCCATGGCGGCGAGGTTATCGCGGGTCTGTGCCAAGCGGCCTACAATGCCCAAGTCAGCAGGATTGATTTTGATGGTGCCAAGCGGCGTGCCGTCAATATCTTCGACCTCATAAATTTTCAATCCACGATCCAATGTCAGCTTCATAATGTACCTCCATTATGTTATGATGTGTTATTCCGATGCAGTGAATGCTTTAGTGGTGAGGTTAAACGTACCCTTGGTTTTGATACCGGTGTAGTGTACATTGAACGGAATCTGGTAGCCGGTAGTGTCGCCGCCGTAACTGGACACCTCAATGTAGCACTCCTCTTTTACGGCAGGGAATGCATCGGACGTCCCGCTTTCCCAAAGTTTGACCTCCACGATGTCGGTTTTCAGGTTGTCCAGCACCAGATCGCCGTCGATGATGGCCTGCAGCTTTTCAAACAGGGGATCGCCCTTTTCGGCGTAGTAAGGGCTGACCTCGCCCTGTTTCTGGTAGCTGTCAATGGTGACGGAGGTCTGGCCCAGAATATTCTGCTTCTTTTCCACGTTAGCAGAGAGCTCGGGACTGTATTCCTCCAAGTCTTTGCCTAGGCGGACGTAGCTAGCGGTGCCCGCATCGCCGCCAAAGGTGGCGTTGAGGAAATGCGCCATATATTTGCGTTCAATTTTCATGTTTATCAGTTTCTCCTATATGTAATTTGTATCTGAATCTGATATTTTGCACTGTCCGAACCGACCTGTGCCGGATAGGCGGTCAGCGTCGGCACGATGGCAGTAACCCGACCCTCCTCCATGTGGGGGAAGTTTCGGGCATTGTTCTGTTCGATCATCCAGGCAATAAGCCCCGTGAAAAAGGCAAGATTGTTAGAATTCTGTTTAACATCAGAACCATAATTTTCGCGCGTGGCAAAAATGTAGTTTTGTGTCTGCTTATCCTCTAAAACACTTTCGCCCAGAATATTTTCTCGGTATTTCAGCGTAGATGGCGATGCATAGATGGCATACTCGGTAGGATTCTCGCTCAGATAGTCGGCACCAAAACGATTACTTTTCGACAAGAGCGGGCATTGACGAAACCACTGCCGCAAACTATCGATACTATTTGATACCTGCGACATTTTTGGCCTCCTTTATGATGTCGTCAATGTGGTCTGCTTTCATTCGTTCTGCCCAAAATGGCCCGGCCAGAGCATTCTTATCAGTTTTATACTGGATGGCCCGGCCTGTGGGCTTTTTCTTTTCGCCGGGACGCGAAAAAAACCGCGTAGGAGTGCCGCTGTTATCGTCAAAAACTGGGATGTTAGGTCCGTAGACCTCACCCGTATACATATAATGCGCATAAGGGCCAGGATAAACGATAATACCAGAACCGATGTCAGATGCCGCGTATGGGCTCTTTGCCAGCATAAAGGTGTCAGCTGGTGTATAATCCATACACCAACGTATCACGGCGTTGTCGATAGTCTTTTGCACAATGCCATGATTGCCAAAGCCGTGACGATCCAAAACAGCACTGATGCCGTCAAAATCAAATTGTGCATTAACAGATAATTGCATTATGAACCTATCACTTTCCAATGCCGCCCTCGTGGAGCGCGGCGGTTGTCTGTGACCTGCAGGATGGTTGCAGCCTCGGAGTAGGTTTCATGGATAGCGGCGGGGCGCAAATCCTCAGCACCGATGCCCAAAACCACAAGATCGCCAGCAACCAATGTAAAAGCGGCGGCAGGGTCATCGGTGGCGGCGTACTGCTTAGGGGGCAAATACACCTTACCTCCGAAATCCGCATCCGTGGGGATGCGGATTGTGACCTTGTTTGCAGCTTTCAGCCCAGTGCTGTCAACGGTGGTTGCCTCAGATTTGAACCAGTGAACGCCCCGGATGACGGTGCGCTCATAAACATCGCAATCCTCATCCGGGTCGAATCGCCGGTTGTATAGGGTGATGGTGTCATTGCAAAGCTGCATTTTACGTCACTCCTCTATACAGCAGGGGAACGCCGTAATCGTCCAGCTCACCGTACAGCATATCCGCCGCAATGGCGTTCATCTGCTTGGCTGCCTTCTCGGCGTTCGGCACATTCCCGTGGTTTTCAGTGTAGCCATCCGTACTGAACGATGTAACCGTGGGCGATATAACCTGTGCCACGGAGCCGACGGCACTCTCCATCTGTGCCAGCGCAAAAATGCAGAGCTTGACCGCCTTCGGAACCTCAGCCATGTTCTGGACACGGCAATCCGTTATGCGATCAATGCGCTTTCTACAGGCACATTCCAGCGGAGGCCACGCAGCGGCATCAATGGCGCCGCCCAGGGCCAAATACTCCTCATAGGTGAGATACATATCGTGCGCCATGCGTAACCCCCTCAGCAATCCGAAATCAGGCCAGAGAGAGGATGCGGGCGATGGGGATAGCCTTGCGGGCAATGTACTGCTTGCCCTCGGCCTCGTTGGAGTTCACCAGTTCCCAGTTTTCGCCGTTCTCCAGCTCGTCATCGGTGGGAGACAAGCTCTTCATCTTGGCCTTGGTGAAGTTGATGCCGTAGGGGGCAAAGCACTTGCGCTGACGGCCATAGAGGGTGTCCTCGCCGCCGTTGGTGTGAGGATCACGATCCATCTCGTAGGGCACCTTAGCGCCGCAGTCGGTGTACTCGATAGCGCCGTCGCCCAGAACGTAGGTAGTGTAACGGGTCTGAGATACCTTAGCCACGCCTGCGGTGGTCTGGGCAGCATCGGCCTTGACAGCGCCGGAAACGGTCACGACAGGCAGCTTGCCCTCGCCGCCGAAAATCTGCTTGAGGGTAACGACATCGCCGGAAACGGTGACGATGAACTTGCCCTCATACTGAGCAGACAGCACGGTTTTCAGCGCCTGAGCCTCGGTAGCAGCATCGCCGGTCTCGAGGGTCTTATTGGCGGTGGAGGTGGATGCGGCAAAGGTATAGGTCTGGCCGTCCACGGTGATGGTGTCGCCATCGGTGCCATCGGCGCTGACGGTGATGGTGTAAACGCCCTGCACCTCCGGGGTGGTGACGGTTTCCACGGCGGGCATGGAGTCATCAACCAGAACAGTGCGGCCATTCAGGGTGCCGATGTGAAGCTCACGCTCGATGCCGTCCTTGTCGGTGTACTTCATGTACGCCAGCAGCTTGAGGTTTTCGAGGCCGGTAGCAACAGCGGAGTGCATGATGGCGAGGCTGAAAGCACCCTTGTTATCGCCGCAAGCACGCTGCATGGCGGTGTTCAGGGAGGTGCCATCCATCAGGCCCAGAGCGCCCTCGGAGTTGGTCTTGCCGGTGACATCGTAGGTGTGTTCACGGACGAACTTCACGCCCTCAGCATCTTTCATGGCGAAAACACCAGTCAGAATCTTGATGATGGTGGCCTGATCGACTTCATCCCAGTATTCGCCAATCTGCGCGGCGACATCGGCGAGGAAATCCTCACCACCGGTGATGTCATAGGAGAAGTCACGCTCAGTCCATGCCTGTGCGCGGCCCACGACAACGCGGGAGTGGGAGAAAGTCTTGGTGTTGGTTGCGGTGATGTTGGTAGAACCGTCGTAGTTCTGAGGAACGGTGCCGCTGATGATGCCGCGCAGGGGGATGGTGACGTAGTTGCCACCGACCTGATCGCTCATGGACTGCGCGATGTCCTGACGCTTTTTGATGGCGCGGGACTTAATCAGCTCATTGCGGTTCAGGTTGGGAACGCGGTCAACATACTGCTTGAACACGTTACCATTGAAGTTTTTGGAATCAAAGATTGCCATGTGGGGATGCCTCCTATTGATTTTTTAGGTTTCAGTTGGTGTAGCCCGATTAGCTGAAATCGGGCACGAAGTTAGGATCGGCATTTGCTGCCGCCATCTGTTCGGACAAGCTCATTTTGTGCGCATTTCCGTCGGGCTTTGCGGGAACCGTGATAGACGGAGCGTTAGGCTTCGGTGCAGGAGTGGGGGCCGGGTCATCGGAGACAAAGCTGCCGGGGTCATCGGCCTTGTACTGGGTCAAAAACTCGTCATAGCCCTGCATCTTGCCGTTCTCGTCCTGCTTAAACTGCTTGGCGATGGCATCCGCAATAAACTGCTTTTTCGCAGCGTTAGAGCTGAATTTGACCTCGCCCGCCTTTTCGCGGACAGCAAATTCATACGCCTGCGCGGCGATTTTCTGCGCCCATGCCTTGCCATCATCCTCGCGCTGCTGGCGCAGGGCGGCAAGATCAGACTGAACAGACGCCAGCTTGTCGGCGTCGGTTTGCGCAGCGGTCAGCTTGGTCTGCAAGTCGGCCATGTCGGTATCACGCTGCTTGACCTGCGCCTGCAAGTCGGTAATCTGGCCCTGCAAGCCCTTGACCTTGGAATCCATCTTATCGCGGCTGACGTAGGAACCGTCCGCGATGTTGGTGAGTTTCAGACCCGCCGCGCTGATTTTTTCGGTCAACTGGTCGTAGGTCAGCGCCTCGCCCTCAGAAAACAGATTTTTGAGCAATTCCATAAGATTGTCCTTTCGCCGCGATTGATTTAGCTTATAATCGCGCGGCCACTCCGCGCACGTCGCGCCATCGCATTTATTTCCCTGCAATGCTGGGTATTTATTTATCAGCCAAAACGGCGTGATAACACAGAAAAAGCGCCGTTTCAGGCGCTTACTTTTATGGCCTTAAAGCCATCCACTGCCATGCGGTCACGGCGTTGTGACAGCCCGGACTGCTTGGCAATGAGATTATAGCGGGCACTTAAAGCGTTGATGTGCTGTTGCGCCTCGCGGCGCAGGTCGTCGTCGCCAGCGGCCCGCGCGGCAATGGCAACATCTTTCCAGCGGCGGGTATCGGTTTCGATTTTTCGCATCATCTGCGAACACTGATAGAGGGTCAGGCCCTCTTTGCTGCCGATAGTAACGCCTGCATGGTTTGACGTAATCCATGCCGCCAGTTGATGGTCGGAATATTTGCGCACCGAATATTCGGTGCTGAACGGCGCGGCAAAGTGCCCGCAGTTCCACTCGCCGATAGGGCGCTTGAATCCCGCAAAGTGGTGGCCGTCCACATCCACGCAGGCCATGCCCGCCTGCATCTTGGCGTATTCGGCCAGCAGGAAAACGTGGCCCTGCACCGGCTCATGGTCGGGGGCACTGTTGAGATGCGCGGACAGCTCCACGGCATCATAGCCCAATGCCTTGCCGATTTCGTCGGCGCTGTGCTGGGCGATTTGGCAGGCCCCGTCAATAATGTTCTGGCGGGCGGCGGTATCAAGGCGGCGGTGATAGCCGCTTGCATACTGCACTTGCATCCCGGCCCATCCGATGTCCTTTATGGTCTGCCGCATAGCCGATTTGTAGTCGGTCATGCCGGTGGACACGCTCAAAATGGCCTTATCAATGGCCTGTTGGTAGGGCACGGATATGGCCGTAGTGTTGGACAGGTTTTGCAGCGCCCCGGAGGTCTGCGCGGCGATGTTGCGCGTGTACTGTATGAGCCGCTGATTCTCCTCACGGGGCAGCGGATGCGCCGCCAGCGCGGCTTTGAATCGCGGGTCGGTGAATTTATCCTGCAAGGCGGTGTTGTACACAACAGCCATCTGCTGTTGTGTCAGCCGGGTTGCGGCTTGGAGCTTGCCGGAAATATCGGCGACATCTGCACCCATTTCCAACATGATCGCGTAACGGTGTATGCTGGTAGGATTCATCTCGCCGATTTTCTTTATCTGGGTCGCTATTTTCTGGATGAAATACAGGTTGACTTCATCCAGATTCGCAATCATCTTGCGGACAGCGGCCTCAAGCTCTTTCTGGGTCAGCACAGGTCATCACTCCTCGCCGGGGCCACTCCCAAACGGTGTAGCCGGGTTGCCGCCCTGATCGGAATTGTCGTTGCCGTCCTCATCATTGGGGACGGTGACATCGCTCTGGTCGGGGTTGGGCTGCTGGATAGCCATAGCGGCCTGCATATCGTTGATTTTTTCCTGCTGGACTTCCTGCAAGGCTTTTTCGGCCTGTGCGCGGGTTTCGCCAAAGAACCACATACGCATCTCAATTTTACTCATCATGCCGTTGTTGAGCATGAGGAGCCGCTGCTGCAACTGGGTTTCGGTGTCGGCGATAACGGAGTCATCCCAATCGAACGACACCTCATATTCGCCAGCCGGGGCGAGATTGTACAGGTCGGCGTACTTATCCATCGCCCGCACGACCTCGCGCAGCGCACGCTCAAGGGCCTGCTGGTTGTCGGCAATGGTGGTATAGGTACGATTGCGCAGGATAGTCAGCTCAGTGGCCGTGCGGGCCTCTGTGTTGGCATCGGAGAGGGTGCCACGGGCCAGCCCGGACTGATCTTCAATCTTCATCAAGATTTGATTCAGACCGGCCACAAGGGAGCTATCGCGCAGGGTCGGGGCGAAAACATGATATGTTTCATCAGTGCCCAGATCGACCGCGCGGAACAGGCGCTCGTTCAGCTTGGGAGTTTCCATAGCCTTTGCGCCGTTACGCATAACGCCGTCAATGGGCCGCAAGGCCATCGGGTCAACGTCGATAGCCATTTCGCCGCCCTCAAACTCCCACAGCAGGCGGCTGTACTGTGTGTCAGCCTCCTTGATGGTGTCCATGCTCTTAGCGAACACGGCCACGCCCATAGGAGAGATCGGGTCAACGGTATTTGCTGATGCCACGCGGAACCATCCGAAAAGCTGCCCATCCACATTGTTGACATAGACCACGGGCTTGAGGTCTTTCCACTGCGGTACTTCCGTCAAGGGGATTTCCTTGCCGAGAGCATCGCGGGAACTGGACTTAAAGGCCCGCTGCGTGATTTTGATTTTGTCGCCCTCGACGGTGTGCCGCTCAAGGCGGGAGTAATAGGTCTTGCCCTCCGAGAACATATCGCGGAAAACGACATCGGACAGGTCGCCATCATCGCCGAAAGCGATGGGGTACAAATCCCAATCGGGGGTATAGTCGAAATAGATATGCCCATCACGGACATACGGCTTTATCGTCATACCGCCCGCCGCGCAGCCGATCTCGGTCTTGCTCCGTAGCTGTGTAGCCAGCTTCTCAAACTCCTTGCTCAGAAACTCCGAGCGCGGGTTGGTGATGTCCTCGCCGGTGCTGTCATCTTTGCCCGCCGTGATGCTCCACTTAAATTCGAGTGTGACCTGCCGGGAAATCTCGGACGCGATGAACGCAGGAATGTTGAGGGTTTTGACCTGCTTGCCCTTGTAATTGGGCTTGTCCAGATAGGCCCGGTGCCATGCTTCGAGGGCAATCTGCATCTCCTGCGACAGCGGTGTGTCGATGTTCTCCACCTGCTGGATATTCTGATACGGAATCACTCTGCCTAACACCTGCCTTATCGTGGTATAGATACTTGAAAAAATAGACATGGGCTGTACCTCACAGGCCGCGCCGTTTCCAAATTGGATTGAGCGCGTACCGCACACTGTCAATGCTGTGGTTGTCCTTATCGGGGTATTGCCCGGTCAGTTCGTCGTCTTTGGTGCGCTCGTACTCATACTCGGCAAACTCTCGCGCTGTCTCCGGGCAGCGGTTCGGGTCAACAACGATTTTCACGAGCGATTGCAGCCATTTCATGCTGTACCGCACGGAATCCGGTCCCTTTTCGGTGGGCCGGATGGATGCGCCGTAGGCTTTCAAGTCCGCAATGGATTTCGGCTCGGCACTATCTGCAATAATGAGGTCTTGCGATGTGACGCTCTTTTCTTTCTGCAAGCGCTGCCAGAAAACCTCATTCGGGGTTTTGTTGCAACGCAGTTCATCGAAAATATAGAGCGTCATTTTCGATGGGCGGTAGCACATCTTGCTCCAATGGTTGGGGTCAGGATACCAGCCCCAGTCGATGCCCTCGTAGATGTAATCGAACGATGCAATCTCGGCATCGGTGATTTCGCGCAGCTCAAGGTTGCTGAATACCTCGCCGCCCGTGCCCGTGGGGATGCCCAGATACTCATGCTCATAGGCGCGGGGGTTGGTCTGCCGCAGCAGTTCCGCGTCATCAAAGAACATCTGACCGAGCCATTCGGGCGGCACGGTCAGATAGGTGCTGGAATGTACCAGCCGATCAGGACGCTGTACGAGCGCCTCCTGATTCATAAAGTTGTTCAGGGTGATGGGCGGGTTGAACGACAGAAAATTCCAGAACCGAGAGCCGCCACGGTTGGTTGACTGCAACACATTTCGGATTTCTTTCATGCCATCGAATGTGTCAGCTTCTTCAAACCATGTGATGGCGCAGTACCCTTTGGGAAATTTCAACGATTTCAGCTTCATCGGGTCGTCAAGGCCGCGAAAAAGAATCGTCTGCCCGGTGCTTTTCCGGGTGATGCTCATGGGGGAGACATGACAGACAAATTCGCTGTCAAGGCCCAGTTTATCAAGGGCAAACACCATCTGGCCGTAGACCGAATCTCGCAGGGTGTTGGCGGTCTTACGGAAAATAACGGCGTTGCAAGCCTCGTTTCCCGGCTGAACCATAATCATCGGGATAACAAAGCCGATGAAAGAGGATTTCAGCGAACCACGCCCGCCCTTGAGGATGTACTGCGAGTGCCGATGATCGAGAACATCATCCAGCAGCTTGTCATAGTTGGGGGCGATGACATCTTCGATATAGACATCAGGCATTGGGCACCGCCTCCCCATCGGCAGGGGTGCTGGTGGGTGTAGCCGTGCCTGCCTGATCGGCACCGGCCTGCTCTGCTGTCGGGGCAGCATCCTCGGCCACGGGGGCGGGCTTCTCGCCGCGTATCAGGTGGATGCGCACCGCATTAGGGTCATCGGCAGGCGTGGGTTTGCCGGGGCCACCTGCGCCCTCCGGGAGCGGCTCAGGCGGGGTAAACTTGTCGACACCAAACTGGCCGGGGGTGCCCGGTTCCTGCCCCAGAACGCGCAGAATGGCGAACAGGGATTCAATGTTGCCGTTGATGGCAGATTGGATAAGGGGAATGAGCATCTGTACCATGAGGGTCGTATTCTCGGAGAACACATCATCATAGCTCGTCAGTTCTGCGCTGGCCTTGTAGTGGGCCTTGCCGCCCTTTTTCTTGTGCTGAGGTTTCGTCAGCAGGTTCAGCAGGGCATCTTTTACCAGCTTCTCCTCCCGGCGCTTTTTTGCCGCCGCCTTGCCGCCCTTGGAGCGGATGGCGAACGCCTCCTCCGGGGGGAGCTGATTCAGTGGCGGTTTCATCCCGAACGTATTGCGAGGCTTTTTCTGCTTTTTCTCGCCGGTGTCGGCGGGCTTCGCGTCTTGCGGCGCGGGGCTTGCGCTGATCTCCGGCACAGCCTCGGTATTTTCGGGCATCTGCTGCCACCTCCTATCGGTAAAAATAAAAAAGGCACCCGGCGCATTTCAGCGTCGAGTGCTAAAGGAAATATTCAGTTACTTGCCCTTTTTGGCGGCAGGCTTCTTAGCCGTGGCCTTTTTCGGGGCGGTGGTTTTCTTTTTGGTCTTGGCGGTAGGCTTGTACGCGGGTTTGTTATAACCCGCGTTGAGATGATCTGCAAGGGCGTTTGCCTGCGCACGGGTCATCTTAGACAGCTTTTCATCAATGTTGGACATTATGCGTACCTCCTAAAATACCGCTTATACGCGGGTTTTCGACATAATAAGGGCGCTGCGATCAATGACCGTGTAATACGTTTCGTTGTAGCCGACTTTGGTAGTAATGACATTATAGCCCATAAGCAGCGCAAACTGACTCATACTGTCGCTTGTGCTGTGCGCTTTGGCAAACCCCAACGCGCGGCGCGTGCGAGGATGGCTTTTAACAAAAGCATCATAGGCGCTCTGCAAACTGGATTCACTGATCGCGCGGGCCTTGGCCGGATTCAAAACAGCCCGCAAGGTCTTAGGATTCTGGCCGGGGTTTCCGTAGAGCTTAGAACCGCGCTTACTGTCGGAGAAATACAGGCCATCACCGTGGACGCCACGGCCCACATAACTCAGACTACCATCTGTCATCATATCACAAATATCGTCAGATGTCATCGAAATTCCCTGAACAGCATCGTCACTGTCATTGACAGTACGATAAATGGGAACGGCGCCCTGTTTAACCATCGCATTGAGCTGCTTATCAGAAACAATCTGCGGTTTATCATTCATGCCTAAACCGTAAATCATGCGCTGCAAATGCGAATCACATAGGAACTGCGGCATATCGACGCTTTGTACGTTAATCAAGAAATCGTGCATACTCGTATCATCCATTTGCTGAACATCCGAAAGTGTAACACCCATCGGGGGAGCATTAGGCGCAAGGCTGGCCGGAGTAGGCGGCGCGGGCTGATTCTGCAGGGCCACGGGCGACTGCTGAGGCTGAACACTCGCTAGCGGTACTACTAACGGAGGCAAATTGGCACCACCGCCAGACCCGCCGAGCGATGACGCGCTCAAGCCACTGTTACTTCCTCTGCCGCCCATATTATTTACCGCCTTTCTTGGCCGAGGCCTTCTTGGCGGGCCTTTTTGATGATCGTCACGCTTTTACCCGTTGCCATAAAACGGCTACCGGATTCAGTGCTCTTTTTCTGCTTGCTTGCCATTTCAAGCCTCCTTACTCGTAAATCTCGACATCCACGATTACGCGCGGCAGTGTACCACCAACGCGCGGATTTGCAAAGGTGCCATCAAAATGGGCACCTTTGACACGGTACTTAGTATCGCGGGAGAGAATAATTTCAGCCTGCTTCAAATTGCCCATAATGCAGTTGGTGCTTGCCGGGGTCGAAATGTTGATGAACACCTCACGACCACCAGACTGAGAACCGCCGATAAAGGGATTCTTTTTGGCATCATAGGCCGTAGAAACAAACTTTTTCTCGGTATACTCAACACCCTGCACGGCGGCATTGAGCTGAGCATCGGTCATGCGCTGATAATTTTTAACACCCAGCGCCTCCAAAAAGTCCTGATGCGCAGCACGGATAAGCGTGGTATTTTTACCGAGCGGGTGCATGGCCGCATCCATCATGTTCACCATGTACTGCTCGTTTGCGTTAAGCGCCTGCCCATTTTCCAGCTTATGGTTAAGGTTCTGACCCACACCGTAGCCGGTATTGGTTTGGTCTTGACGGATGTACTGGTTAATAGCGAGCTTGGTATTGATGTCGTAACCGTTCCAGACCTTACCGAGATAGGCCTCATCTTTCTGATTCAGCGGTGTGTAGCTGATCGGGCCAACGCTCAGCAACGACCCACCACCCATTGCTTGCGGAGCCGTCGAGGGTGGAGCGTTCTGAACTGCCGCGGCGGGAGCGGGCATTGCCTGCGGTGCCGGGTTAATCTGAGGTTGCGGGGTCATCGAACCGCTGGATGCCAAACCGCTGTTACTTCCTCTACCGCCCATCGGTATCGTCCTTTCCGGCGCGGATTCGCGCCTTGAGTTTTTCTTGAAACGCTGTAACGTGAAAAATATTTCCCTCGCACCCGGCGGGCACCTTGCCGTAGAAGATGATCTGCGCGGGCTGTAAGCGCCGCAGCATCTCATTGTACCCAGCCATGAACAGGTCTGCCGATTCGGGGTTTGCCTGTGTGCCGACGCTCGACACGGCAACCGCGCCGCCTATCGGCTCACCATCAAAGCACCATGCAAATCTGTCCGGTGTACTCCATGAGATGGTCGGAATAACCTTGATGCCGTGGGCCTGCCAATAGGCACCCAGCCAGTGTTTGCGGTAGTGGTTGTAAATCTGGATGATGCGGGGAAAGTCTGTATATGTGCTGAAATCGGGGGTGCATACGGTATCGAACCGCGCCATCATGCCGAGGTGGTTGTCGGGATGTGCCCAGATGCGGTTGAACTGGTAATCATCCACGAAAAAGTGAACGCCATGCTTTGATGGATCCTCGCACCCTTTGGCGTAGTTGAAACTTATCCAGTTTTCAGCCGTAGTCAATTCGGGCCGCAGGATGGGGATGTCGAACCGCCCAGCGCCGGGGAAAATGCCCTTATTGAGATTTTCATAATTGCGCTCTGTGCGGTACGCCATAGACCTCCGGGAAAGCAATAAAAATGCGCCGCAGTTGTGACACTGTGGCGCGTAATACAGAGACAGGTCAACGACGGCAGTACAGTCATCGGACCTCGCGGCGAACCGCGATAATAGCCAAAATCAGGCGCGTCATACGGGGAAGGAGTAAAAAGCCCGTTTGCCGTGGACGCGCCGCGAGGATGAAATGCCCTCAAGCCTCGCATGGTTGCACAGGCTGGAATCGAACCAGCTGCCTGCAGGCTCATAGGCCTGCCGGGCTGCCAATGCCCTACTGTGCGATATTATAGGCCACTGATCGAGATCGCCAGCGGTGGAACTGCGTGAATGAGGTCACAAGCCGCAATTTACCATCACTGGGAAGGTGCAGATCACTTGTGCCGCCGTAATGGCCGGACGGCGGCAATGGCCTAATGGGGCCGCATAAGGGTCTTGCACCCTTGCCGTGCTATAGGGAGATAACACAGCGCCCTTTTCGCTCTAATTGCCGATTGAGCAGCTATGCGGTAAAATGCCCCGGCCCCGTAGGTTACCGGGGTAAAATTTAGTGCAGGGGTCAAGGACCTGCACAGCGCCGGGCGTGAGAGGCGCACCCAGCGTATAGGACTTTTGCCACCTCGGCACAAACATGAACGCCGCCGCGCTTATTCACGTGGCGGCGCATGGAGGTGACAGCGGGGAAAACACGAGCGAGGGAGTACCCAGAACTCCCTCGCCCTAAACCCGCAATGTAATATTATAATAATAGCGATTAGAATACAACCGACACAGCGGACAAAAACGGACAGTTTCTCAAAAAATCCGCTTTTGTCCGCTGTTTTCGTGATTTTAGGCCGCGCTCTCGTCAATATAGCGCTTGCAAGCCTTGCGCACACCGTCGCCCGTGTACCCCATACTCGCGCCCACCTGCGCCCACGGCAGACCGTCCACGAAACGCAAGTACATAATCTCACGCATACGGCTGTCGGGCACCGCATCAATATAGCCAATGAGCCGCGCCCGTTCTGTGGCACAGCGGATGATCTTTGCCTCGATACTGGCCTTTAATTCGACGATTTCAAGGGCCGCGCTTTCAACGCTCGACCCCGCACCACCGCCACCGGGCATCCCGGACATATTCGGCCCACCGGGGGATGCGGCGCGGGCCTCAAGCTCTGCCAGTCGCTGTTTATCACGGTCAATCTCCACATTCAGCCAGTGGAGTTGCGATAATTCTTTCATCGTCATAGTCAGACAGCCTCCTTTGCTGTGATGATTTTTGCTTTTAGGGATTCCAGCAGATGATTTTGTTCGGTGACACGGCCCATGACCGTTGCGATGGCATCTTCATCCTGCCCGCCCTGCACGACCAGCGAATGGATGATGACAGGATGCGTCTGTCCCTGTCGGTGTAGCCGCTTGTTTGCCTGCAAGTAAACCTCCGCCGAATATGTCAGCCCAAACCAGATGATGTGATGCCCACCGTGTTGCAGATTCAGGCCGTAGCAGCAGGACACGGGATGCGCCAGCAGAATGTCCACCTCGCCCGCGTTCCAGGCCCGTTCGTCGTCCGGGCCACTGTACACGCGCACCCGCAAGCCCAGCGGATCAAGGGCGGCGAGGATGCGGGCGAGGTCGTGTTGAAACCAGTAGAACAGCAAAGCGTGCTGACCGTGCAGACCCTCGATCAGCTCCACCAGCGCGGCCAGCTTGCAGTCATGGACGGGGATAACCTTGCCCTCCTCATCGTACACAGCCCCATTGCAGAGCTGTAACAGCTTGCCCGCCAGCACTCCCGCCGTGCCTGCCGTGATGGTCGATTCGTCCACTTGCAGCAGGGCATCCCGCTCCAATCGCTTATACGCGGCGGCGGCAGGGCCGTCCAGCTTGACGGGAATCTCGTCATAGATGCGGTCAGGGAGGGTCAGATAGTCGTCACTGGACAGGCTGATGCAAATATCGCTGATAGCGGCGTAGATGGCATCTGCCGCGCCCCGGCGGGCCTTGTAAGTAAATATCTGCGACCTGCTGCGCTTGTCCGGCTCAAAGTACATATCGCGGTAAACGGAGATCGTGCGGCCCAGCCGCTGCCCACCGTCCAGCAAGTAGACCTGCGCCCACAAGTCCATGAGGCCGTGCGGCGAGGGAGTGCCGGTCAATTCTACAATGCGCTTGATTTTGGGTCGCATCGCCCGGAGCGCCTTAAACCGTTTGGCCTGATGGTTTTTGAAGCTCGACGATTCATCCAGCACGACCATATCAAACGGCCACGCCTTGCCGTACTCTTTGACGAGCCATTGCACGTTGTCCCGATTCGTCACGTAGACATCGGCATCAACAGCCATCGCGGCGCGGCGTTGTGTAGCTGTTCCCAGCACCTCGGAGCAGCGCAGATGCCGCAAATGCTGCCACCCTGAAATTTCGGTGCGCCATGTTGCCTCGGCAACTTTCTTCGGCGCAATGACGAGACAGCGTTGAATTTGCCACGCATAATACTTGAGATAGTTAAATGCGGTCAGCGTCATCACGGTTTTTCCCATGCCCATGTCCACAAAAAGCCCAGCGGCGGGATGGTCGATGATGTGCTGGATGCAAAACTGCTGATAGGGGTAGGGGTGGAACTCTTTACACTCCATCGCCATGCCGCATGACCTCCTCGCAATGGCTGAGAATCGTCTGCACCTGCTCCGGGGTCGATACCGTGCTGAACACGGTAAAGCCCAGCCGCCGCATCTGGCTCTGTACATACGTCTGCCGCATCCGCTCCTGCTTGCCCATCTGTTTCAGCTCAACGAACACAACGCGGCCACCCGGCAGCAGGATCATTCTGTCGGGCACCCCGGACGTGCCGGGGCTTTCAAATTTCAGGCATTGCGCCCCGTCGCCCAATTTCTTCACACCGTCGCGCAGCTTGCGCTCGATGACCTTTTCCAATTCCGGCATCCTAACATCCTCCCATCGTTTTCGCGGCATCGCCGCCGCGCTTGTCGAACTGACTGACACACGCGCACGCGCGTATAGACCCGTAAATACGGGGGTATATGCGCTCTCACGCGCGTTATTTTACTTATTTTTATTTTTATTTATTTTAAGTGTCAGAAGTGTCAGTTATAGATATATTGCAACGATATATCGTTAAAAATTTGACTGACACTTTAACTGACACTTATATTTTGCGCGTCAGTTGTGTCAGTACGCTTGTTCATAATTTTTTCATATTTAACTGACACTTCTGACAGTTCTGACACTTGGCATATAGAGAAGTGTCAGCTTTTTGGCCCAAAGTGTCAGTTGATTTTTGCACACATTAAGTCTGTCTGTTGAATCTGCGATAACCGCGCTGCTGCTTGTACGGCCCAAACCTCATGCCCCGGTTGGCCTCCCAGCCGGGGGTGCTTGCCAGTACGGCGTTGATTTCGCGGGTGTCGGTCTGCTTGATGTCACGGGGGGCACCGTTGAAAAGTTCGCACCAAACCTCGGCGGCGCAGATGCGGTCACGGGGCATTGTCGGAATGTCCTGCCCCTTGCAGGCTCCGGCCCAGTAGTCGCGGCGCTTGTCCAGCGACCACTCAAGCCAGTTCGTGGGAACATCGCGCTCCACAAAATCACGGATAAGACCCTCACGGACGGATGCCTCGCGGTGATCTTCCTGCCGTGCGCGGGCCGCGTCTGCCAGGTCGCCGGTCAGGAACAGCGGCTCTCCCATCATCCAGCGCATCTTTGCCTCAGCCCAAATCTGATTGATTTCGTCATCGGTCAAATCCCATGCGCGGTGCGCAAGCTCACATTGGCCCACATCCACGGGCCAGAAACGGCGGTTGCCCGTGGTATCTTGCAGAAAATCGCTGACGTTGCAGGTGCCGAAAAAGACACAGCAGCGGGGCAGTTCTTTCACGTTGCGGCCATAGGCGGCGCGATAGCGGTCATAACGCAGGCTCAAAAACTGCTTGATGCGGGAAACATCAGTTCTGCGGAAAGCGTCAAGTTCGGCCACCTCGACCAGCCAAACGCCCTGCAAAAGCTCGGATGCCTCCTTGCCCTCAAACGTGCGGATGCTGTCGTTGTACCATCCCTTGCTCATCCTGTCCAGCAGCGTGGATTTGCCGAGGCCCTGCGGGCCGCACAGAATCAGCATATTATCGAACTTGCATCCCGGTTCCATCGCGCGGGCCACAGCACCGACAAACGCCTTGCGGGTGACAGCGCGGGTATAGGGGGAATCATCCGCGCCGAGGTAGTCGATGAACAGGGTGTCCAGCCGGGGAACTCCATCCCACGCCAGCCCCTTGAGGAAATCCTGCACCTCGTTAAATGTATGTGTAGCCGCATGGATGTCCAGTCCCGCGTCGATGGCGTTGCGCTTAGTGATCTTGTATCCCTTTTCCATGTACCAATACATAGCCGAAATGTCAGAATCAGCCCACGCCCGCCGTTTGAATTTATCGGGGTTTTTGTCCCACGGCAGGGGATACAGCACCTCGCCGCGCCCGCTGAACTCATTCAACTTGAACCGTCCGCATAGGCGGAGATCATTATTGAGAATCAGCAGTACATTCTCAATAGTCTGTTTGGTCTTGCCGTTCTCGTCACGCTGAATCTGGCCCATCCATGCGCTGGGGTCGGCCTGCGGGCCGTCCTCGCCGATGACCTCACCCTGTACAGGCTCGGCACCGTCACTGTCGCCGGGGGTCTGCTGATGCCCGTTGCCGGGGATGGGGATGATGGCCCCAAAGTCGGCTTGCAGTTGGTCGAATTGTTCTTTGTTGTAGATAGTCTGCACCGCGCTATCCTGCATCGCCGTTTCACACATGGCCTTATAGGACGGCAGTTTGTTGGTAGGGGTGTTGCCGGGGGCATTGTCGTCCTTATCGCCGTACAGGTGCAGGCGAACAAGGTCAAAGGCGTTCACAAGCTGCATGGAGCAGGGGTCGGTGGCGTGATGGCTGTACAGGAATTTGCCATTGTCGTAGATGATAGCGCCGCCCGCTGTGCTGCCGCCCGTATAGGTGTACCGCTCCTCACTGCCCATGATGCACGGGGTATAGATTCCAGGCAGAAACTTGTCCATCGCCGTGCGGATGTCATAGGCGCGGCAGAACGCGCCCACGATGCCAGCCTTGGCCGTGGGGTCGCCCTGCTTGAGTGCCATCTTCTGGTAATTCGGGGCCGCGCCGGGAACCTGCGGCCATTCAGCCATGTTGCGCCAGTCGGCGTAGGTGCCCAGCAGGAAGTCCACGGATGCCAGCGGCGCATCCTTGCAACGGAACACATAATCCGAATCCACGCAGGCGCTCGGCCAGTACATGAGGCGGCTTGCCTGAAAGGTGGTAGGGTCGGCTTTGTCGATGCCAATCAGCCACGCCAGGCGCCGCGCCAGCGGCTCGTACTCGTCGGGGGCAGCGGTGTGGTCAAGAGGGATTACGACACGCAGGCGGGGCTTATTGGGGCAGTGCTTGCGGGTGGAGTAGACCGCATAGCTGCAGCCGATGGCGTCCACACGGCTGATGATCTCATCAGTGCCCCAGCCGGGGATATTATCAAAGTCAAGCGTCACAAGGTCACGCCCGGTCACGGCATTGGCCTTGCGCCGCCCGCTGTTGAGGGAGCCGCCCACGAATCCGCCGACATCCTTTAATGCGTCCTGCTGAGGTTTCGGCAGGTGCATATATGCGTCGAGCGTTTCCGTCGAACGGACGGGATTCCGCAGGCGGTCATACAGCTCTGCCACGGTCATCAACTGAGGTTTCCAGTTGAGGTCGTTTCGAGATGCGCCGGTGGTAATGGTAATTTGTCTATCGAATTGCATGACCGTTTTCCTCGCTTTATCGTTATAATGGAGTCTCACTGTTGGGTTGCTCACGGGTGAACGGCTCAGACGCAACGGACGTCAGGTATCCGGCAATTTCGGAAAGCTCAGTGCCTTTGGTTTCCCATCGCATAAGGGTGTACACGGACTGCCCTGGTTTTTCTGGGTCGATGCTGCGAGCGATGCACACAAGGTTTTTAGGATCCTGTTTTGCAATGGCTGTCAGCCATGCCGTGATGCCCTTTGTGTACTCATTGCCGTTCGGGTCGAGGACGATAACGGGATAAACCTCGGCATCTTCTTTTTTTTTGTTCGTTCGGTGTAGCCATTCCTCAAATCGCCTCCTCACTTGTAGATGTCGCCACTCTGCTTATGCCGCAGGGTGATTCGGCCCACGACCTCGAACCCCGCCAGCCCGCAAATATACTTGACCGTGTGGATAAGCGCGGCGATAGCATCAAACCGCGCCCGGTATTCACTGGTTGCTGCCGCCTCAATGCCCTGATATGCGGTAGGGTCGGCATAGCCTTTATCGTTGTAGTAGGGATTATTGCGGGAGTTGAACGTAATCAAATCCTCTTGGATGTTAGTCATGGTCGGGATCCTCCATTCGTGCGCCGCAGTTCGGGCAATACATCATAGACGGGATTTCCGTTTGCGTAACCGTCATACTCGCCCTGCCAGTAGGACGTAGGACGTAGGACGTAGGCTGCAGGGATTCCGGATCGATGGTCGATGCGGCATCAATAGATTCGAGCACTCTTTTGCAGCCCTCAGCATAGAAAAATGATGCTATCTTTCTGGCGCGCATCCCTTTCGGGGCTATTTGAATCGGTAAGGTGCTGTCAAAAGCTTCAAAATTCTCGGCATCAATCAGTCGCATAATCGGCCTCCTCGTCTGTTGGCTCAATAAAAAGGTAATGCTGATCATCAATCGGAACGGATACACCGTCGGGGCAAGTCTCGACATCGCCGTTAGATTCCTCAGAGTAGATAACTTCCGGATCATCCTTGCTCATGGACTTTGCATCCTCGGCGGATTCGGCGGAAACTACAAAAAAGCCGCTGAATGGGACTTTATACAGACATTTCATTTTCGGTAGACCTCATTTCTTTGCTAAAAGTCGTTGCTGAGGGCTGTATTACTCAAATCTTCAAGCCTATTGGCGGCAGTTTCAATGAGACTCGAAAAGGCTGTGACAGGCATACCCATGACGGTGTTACCGATGCGATAGTCATAGCATCCACTTTTCATTTCACGAAGCCTTTGAATAATAACCGTATCAGCATCAAAGCTATAATCGTGGTTGTGAGATTCTTCATGTTCTTCACACTCGGATGCAGAACTAAACTCTTTACCACAAAACTCGCAGGCGTACATCGTGTATTTGTTCATTTCTTGTCAGCCTCCCCACTTTGTTTCTGTGTAGCTGTTGCCAGCGCGTCCTGCAGGCGAGGATGTTTGCCGCAGGATTTGCCCTCGGTGCAAAACTGGTATTGCGGGTTGGTTTCACATTGCGGAACCATCATGTTTGCAATATCGGGGGCGATGGGGGCAACGCAGCACTGCATCGCCATAAACAGTGAGCGGATTTCAAACTGTGCCCTACGGCACAGCCGCAAATGGCTAGCCTCAATCAACGCCCGCGCGTTCATAGACACATACAGTTCAGTGGGTGCGCCGTTGGGCAGAACCATCCGCGCATCCTCTTTTGCCACGCCATCCTTAATTAAGCGGTCGTAGGCATCCCATGCGTAGTCGTAGGCATTGGCGATTATGCCGTCCTGATCGCTATTGGTGGCCGCGGGAAACACGGGATCAGAGAAACTTTCATCGCAATAGCGCTGGCTGCGCACGGAAAAGCTGAAATGACGATGCCGGGTCAACTGAGCAAGGCAAGCACGGCTGACGCCGGTGACGTGGAACGTGAAATAACTATGCTCGTACACGCTCAGATGCCCAGTTTTGGCACAGGTTTCGGCAATCTTAAAGGCGGTAAAATCCGGCTCACTGTCGTAGCACACACTCGCGGCCTGTTCAATAATGCGCATGGGATTGGAGAACATACAGGCGGCGACGCTCAACGATTTGTTGATGCCGCACTGGCCAGACAGAGGGCGGGAACAGGCAATCAGTTCAACTTTCATAGCGCATGGCCTCCTTTATGTTATCGGGCACAATGTTCAGCAGTTCATCATCACCATCCAGCGCACGAAACTTATCGCAATACCAGTTGGCTTTAGATATGTCCTGGGTTGCATCGTCTTTCATGCCGCAGCGATATAAGTATTTGTAACGGCTCAACAGGCAAAAATACTGCACGGCGGCGAGGCCGAATTTCTCCTCCATTTCGACAATGCACTCTTTCTGGCCGGGGCGGTTATAATGGTCAGGATGATTCACCATCTCCGGCTCGTCATCATCCTGATGGCTCCCCGACGACGACGACTGCGTAGCCGCTTTATCTGCTTTCCCGACAGTCATTAGCAGAAAAATAGGGGTGATAAAAACCAAGATCAAAGCGATGATAAATAGCCCTAGAATGACCTTTATGAAGAGCATTAAAATAAACATTATCAAATCCTCCTACTTTCTACTGTTCATCCTCACCATGGGTGTGATCCATATAAATTTTCAGTTCGTCATCTTCTTCCATGTGGGTGGCGGCTTTCCCTGCGCAGACCCCGGCGGTGTAAGCAATAGACAGAAGCACGGTCAAAACGGCACTACCGATGATCGAGAGCAGAATATCCATCAGTCATCCCACCACCTTTCTCCGCGGCTGCAAAAATCATCCGGCGTGTTGCGGCCATACAGCGGGCACTGTACGGTGGCCCAGTAGCGGCACTTTTTGCAACGTAAAATCGGAAAACGATGCAGAATGATCGCATTCCAGATGCTGCCCAGAAATTGCGATACAGCATATACCAGCGAAACACCCAGCATAAAAAGCATCGGTGCGACAACAAAAACCATAAATAGCGCTTTTGCCGCATACAAGCAATTAAATTCAAACACTGACATCTGCCTCACCTCCCAACAGCCGCAATACTTTGCGGATGACGGCACATCCATGCACGGAGCAGTCGTGATCCAGCCCGCAGCCCGAGCAGGCTCTGGGGCGGTACACAATGGTAAGGCGGTGCAACTGGCGCATTTCTTCCGGCGTCATCCGTTCGGCAGGGATGCACCGGCTGTTTTCGGTATCGAACCGCATTCCGCGGGGCTGGCTTGCGCCCGGAACGGGGCAGTAATTCAAACTCATGGCAAATCTCCTCCTATGGCACGAAAATATCGGGTGATATGGCCTTATCGTCGATGTAGTAGTCAGCACCGATTTTGCGCGGGTTGGTGCCGTAGACCTTTTTCAATTCCTCGGTGTTGTCGTTCACCGTATCAAATTCCAGACCAAAACAGCGGCAAAACTCCACCGCGCGGGTCAGCAGCTCGCCCTCCCGGCACGTCCACAGGATAACCCTTGCACCGAGGCGGCGGCGTGATATGAGCGTGTTAATCAGGGGTAAATTGGGCGCACCGATTTCAGGGTAGGCGTTTTCGCAAAGGGTGCCGTCAAAGTCAACGGCGTATGTGGTTGGATGGCTCATTTCAGTTTTTGCTCCTCCACGTATGCCGCCTATTGGCCATCTTTTCGTTGTAGATGGTGGAGTATTTGCTGTCCCGAATGTCAATCCTCATGGCTGTCAACCTCCCACAGCTTTTCATCGTGTAGCCGTTCATTCCATCGCCGATGCTTGGCGGTCATCGTCCTGCCGACCTCGGCGGGGTCGTACAGTGCGGCAGGCAAAATGCTGATGCACAGTTCCACATCCGCGATTTCCTCTTGCAGATTGGAGACACAATCCGCGTGGGTTTTCGGCGTGGGATTCTCATTGCGCAGCCTGCGCCAGTTCAGCCGATTCCTCGGCAAGCTGTTCCAGCAGTGCCGCCGTGCCGATCATTTCCAAAACATCATCGGGCATCAGCTTTACCTCCCACAATGTCGGCCAGACTGACAATCTCGCCGGGGCGCAGGTTGCGAAATGCGCATGTCGGCAGCGGGATGGTACGCTGGCCATCGCCCTTAAAATAGCGGTGATTCGGATTGGGATTTCTCTCAATGGGCCAGACAATAGTTTTTGCAAACGGCATCATGGCCTTTGCAAGCGCGATGTCCTGCGCCGTCCAGATTGAGGGTAAATTCCAACCAACAGGGGCGCACCCGCTATTGATGCGGCAGGACTGCCCCTCATCGCCGATGTCAAAAATGCAGTCGGTGCACCCAACGCAATCAGTACAATATTTGGACAGGTAGTCCGCTGCGCGGCGGGCATCATGAGAATTTGTCGTCCTTTCCATGTCCTTATTCCTCCTTTGCCATCAAATCCCTGCCGCACAGCGGGCAGATTTTGCCGTCCACCTTGATGCCGCACACGGGGCATCGCAGGCGCACATTGGTGTTGATTTCGTGGCTGTCGGCCTCGGTGGCTGCGCCCTCAAGGTTTTTCACGGCCTGTGCGTAGTAGCTGTCTTTCAGTTCGACGCCCAGCCCACGACGACCCATGAGTACGGCCTGATAGGGCACAGAACCGATACCAGCGAATGGGTCAAGCACGATGTCGCCGGGATTCGTCCACAGGTCGATGCACCGCTCGATTACATCCAACTGCAACGGGCAGATATGCTTTTCGTCCTTTTCATCGCGGGCACTTTTGCGCTGCAAGGTGTTAGACTGCCGCACATCCATCCAGACGGGCGAGGCGTATTTCTGCCAAACATCCACCGGGAAAGAATCATGGTCGTGGGGGATAGGCTCAGGGTTTTCACCCGGCTTGCGGAATGTCACGACATAATCGGGCAGCCCCTGCCGCGACATCGCCGAATCCTTGCGGATTTGCTTGTGTAGCAAGCCCAGCGCCTTGGTGCGCTGCATCTCCGTGACCGGGTTTTTCCAGATACATACCTCCGAGTGAAAGATAAATCCGTACTCGGTCATCTCGCGGATGATGTCACCGCGAAAATCCTTGATACCGATAAAGCCGTCACGGGATTTCATGGCGGGCAAATTCATGCAGTGGATGGATACCAGCCGACCCGGCATGATGACCCGGTACAGCTCCGCCACGAGGTAGCCGAAATGCTGTGCGAACTCCGCGCCGTCGCTGCTGTTGCCCATATCGCGGTCAGAATTGGAGTAGGTGTACAGGCTGGCAAACGGCGGGGAAAAGATGGAATAGTGGATGCTGTTATCGGGGATGCCGCGCAGGGTTTCCACGCAGTCCCCTTGATACATTGCCCAGCGCTGTGCGCTGTCGATCAACTGATTAAGCACATTCATGGTTAAATTCCTCCCATGCAGGCAGTGTCATAGTTGTTTGCGGTTCATAGGGCGTTGTCAGGCGGCAGGTGCTTTGCAACTGCTTTTTGACGATTTCGCGGGTCTGTTCGCCCATCGCGGTCCGCATCTTATCACAATCGGCCTGCTTGCGCTCAATATTGGCCTTGACCGCGCCCTCGCGGGCACTGATGACGATGTACACGTCCACCGGCTTAGACTGTCCGAATCGCCAGCAGCGGCGCACGGCTTGATAGTATTGCTCATAGCTGTCAGACAGGCCGACAAATATCATCTTATGGCAATTCTGCCAGTTCATGCCGAATCCGGCGATAGAGGGCTTGGTGACGAGCGCCCGGCTAAAACCCATTGAAAAGCTAAGCAGGCGAGAGCTTTTCAGTGATGCCTTATCACTGCCCTTGACCTCTACCGCATCGGGGATACCGTGGGCCAGCGCCTCACTCTCCGAGTTGAGGTCGCACCACACGAGCCACTGTTCGCCGGGGTCGTCATTCACCAGATTGGCCGCCGCTTGGCATCGTTCTGCAAGTGTAGCCCGTCTGGCATCCCGGCGCTGCGTCAGCGTCATGCTTTCGGTGACTGGTTCATCGCCATCAACAATGACCTCATGCACCCTCAGCGGCGGCAGGTCGTACCCCGGCAGGTCATAGCCGAGGTCTGCGGGGCTGTTCATCACAACGGCCCAGCTACCCAGCCATTGCCAGAAAACGTCCTCAGCGTGGCCCTTGAGCCGCCATTTGGAGGTCTGCCCGCCGTCATGGACAAAGAACATGGACAGCATCTCAGAGTAGGACATGATGCCCAAAAACTCCGCATGATTGCCCAGTTCCATGAAGTCATTGGGCGCGGGGGTGGCGGTACAGGCCAGCCGGAACGGCGTATCGGAGAAAAAGTCGATGATCTGATTCCGCACCTTGCCCGTAAAGGATTTCAGGATGCTGGATTCATCCAGCACCACCGCCGAGAAATGCGCCCCGGCGAACTTGTCCAGCTTTTCATAGTTGGTGATGTTCACACCGGGCTGGATGTCATCGGCGGTTTCGCAAAGGGTGACGGGCACTCCGAATTTCATGCCCTCGCCCACGGTCTGCGGGGAAACGGTTAGCGGCGCTACAATGAGGGCGTTTCCACCCGTATGCAAGCACACCCGATGCGCCCATTCAAGCTGCATCGCGGTCTTGCCGAGGCCGCAATCGGCAAAAATAGCGGCGCGGCCCTTTGCCAGCGCCCACCGCACGATGTCTTTTTGGAAGTCGTACAGCTTATTGTTGAGGTCGTCCACGGTCAGGGCGATGCTATCGGTATGTACGGCCCGTTCCGATTTGTGAACGACAAAATCAAAGTAGTTTTCCATCCTAAGCCTCCGGGAACCATTTTTTAGTGACCGCGATGGGGAACTCCTCAATCTCCGAGGCCCAAACGCATAACTCCTTGCGTCCATCGTGTAACTGTGCCCACACATACGGGAAACCGCCGATGCCATCGAATAGGCTGCCGAGCGTGGCATTATCCGGCAGGCGGTCAGCGATACCACCGAGAACGTAGTACCACTGCGGCAGGGCGATGGAGTCGCCCAGCGCCTTATACCGGGGCGTGTCAGCGGCCTTGTGGGTCTTGCCCTTGCTGTCTACCCATTCGCCGAGGTCTGTCCAGCCATCGGGATAGCCTTGTAGGCGCTCACACTCGGTAGGAGTCAGGCGGCGCACAATCCAGCGGATGATTTTTTCAATTACGACAGAAGTATAATCCGTAATTCGGCTGTTGTGGTCGCCTGTTATGGTAGGGGACAGCATACCATCGCCGTTGCCACGTGCGTCATAGCAGACAATATTCGGGTCCTTGTAATCCCGACTGCGGATCGCTGGGGAGCAATCATCACAAATGACCATGTTTGGTTCTGTAGTGGCGGCGTAGCATACAGAATCGATGTAGTTAAGGTAGCCATCTGCATAAACAACTCCATTGCCGCCGCCCTCACACCCGGAGCGAATTTTCAGAGTGTAGGCTTTGGCATCCTCAAGACAGCAGATCCCATGCTCGTGACCCTCCTGCAAAGTATAGGCGGCATCACCCGCCTGCCCGATACCAAGACCCGTTCTCTCTCCAAGGGATTTGTGACGGGTCGCAATTTGGAGGTTTATGGGGATGGCATCTGTGCGATCTGCTGTTCCAGAGCCGTTTTCAGCAGTTCGGGGAGCTGCTTGCCCCGGCGTGATGCCCGGCGCAAAATGCCCTCGCAGGCTTTCCGGCTCAAATAGTATTTCTCCGGCACGCCCACCTGTAAGATCGAGGACAAGCGAGATGCGCAGGCGACGTTGGGGAACGCCCCAGTGCTGGGCGTCCATTGTTCGCCACGCCAGCGAGTAGTTGTCCGCCAGAATTGCACCGGCGCGGGGCCATTTAATGGTCCCCCCCCGTGCGTCCGTAGGTCGAGGAATAACAGCGGCGGGGTCGATGACCCGGCAGAGGCTTTGCAGGACGGCATGGAAATCTTCTCCTTTATTTGAACTAAAGGCCCCCGGCACGTTCTCCCAAATGGCATATTTGGGGTACGCGCCGAATGTGGCATATCTCATTTCACGGATGATGCGGACAGCCTCAGAGAACAGCCCAGAGCGTTCTCCGGCCATACCGGCCCTTTTCCCGGCGATGGAGAGGTCTTGACACGGTGAACCAAAAGTAATGACATCCACAGGCGGGATGGTGTACCCGCTCATTTTGGTAATGTCTCCGAGGTGTACCATTGTCAGCCCTCCTCGGTTACGGCGGGTGTAGCCGTCTGCAGCCGCGTCCGCTCGGCCATCAAAATCTGCCCCAGCTTGTTCAGTCCCTTAGTGCCCTCACTACGGCAGCGGGCGCATCCGCACACGCCCCAGTAGTTATCGTTCCATGTGTTACCCTCGATCAGTTCGGCATCGCCGGTGTCGATAAGGGCCTGTGCAAGGGCAGGATTCTGAGAAAATTTCGCATGGATGACGTCGGCCATAATACCGTCGCGTTCTTTCTCCCATCCATCGCGCAGCTTGATTTTGCGCCCGATGGCCTTTGCTACGTTGGGCGGAACGGTGCAGAACGCCGCGCGATCGATGGGATCACTGCATTTTGCCGCCTGAAAAGCGGCCTCGGCACTCCGATAGGTCAGCCCGTCAATGGTGATGGGGCAGGTGCAGTAGTTGCTCAAAAAGTAGTATTCGCCAGTAAAGGCGGCGATTTGTACCTTGCTCATTTTCTTTTACGCTTCCTTTCTCGGCTGGTCGCTTTGACCTCAACGCCCGAATCGTGGAGCATAGAGCGCATGAATAGGTCGCCTAAGTCCTCAGTCTGGTATTCCATGTACTTGTCCAGCACCGCCTCAAAGTGATCTGAAACGCGCTGCACGGTGCACGGCGGCAGGCCGCATTGGAGCATGGACAGCGCCCAAACATACTGAGCGCGGGTGCTGATGTCGGCACGTTCTTTCATTACGGCATCATGGACGCGCCGTTCCATGACCTTTTTGCCGTTCTGATCGAGATGAATTAACGCTTTCATATGGTGATCAGTCCTTTTTGAAGAATTTATCGACCCAGCCATCCGCATTGAGGGGTAGCGCCTGCGCCCACGGGATGGGCTTTGTCATTATTTTGGTGACGGTTTCCAGCATCGTGTCCTCGTCGGCCCATGCAGGCGTGTCGATGACGACTTCATCATGGATGTGGAATACGACGTGTAGACCCTGCGCTTCTAGGTTTTCAATGGCGATTGCCAGACAGTCACGGGCGATAGCCTGCACGATGTTCTCCACGAGCTTACCGCCGTAGGTTTCGACCCTTTCCCAGCGCTTAGTTGTCTGGTTCTGACCCATATAGCTGACCGAGGGATTGCCCCAGCGGTTTACGCCGATTTCTGGGGATGGGTAGTACAGCTTGCGCCCAGACGGCAGCAGAATCGTCATATACCGAGTGCCGGTAATGACATCCAGCTCACAGGCCAGTGTGATAATGGCATCGGTAGTTTCGGAGCGGATGGTCTGTGCGCCGCCGTTGGTGATGACAGTGATGGCAGCAGAATCAACGATATTCCATAGATCACGAATCATCGAGTTTGTCTCGCGCCATCTGTCTACAATGCCCTTGACTTCATCATCGGAGAGATCATCAAGGTTGTGGCCCACGTCCATGCGGCGCATGGCACTGACACCGCCCTGATAGCCGAGGGCCAGTTCTGCAACTTTGCCGCGCTGGCGCAGCGCATATTCCGGGTTGCCCTTTTTGATTTTTTCAATGGGCACATGGAACATCTGGGACGCCGATGCCTCATAGATTTTGCCGTGGGTGCGAAAAACTTCAAGCCGCCATTCCTGCCCGGCCAGCCACGAGATGACGCGAGCCTCAATGGCCGAAAAGTCGGCATCGATCAGCACATTGCCGGGGGTCGCCACAAAGGCTGTGCGGATAAGCTGCGACAGAGTATCGTTGATACTGCCGTACATCATCCGCAGAACGTCTATATTGCGGTCTTTCACGAGCTGACGCGCAGGGGGCAGGGGATGGGTATATGTGCGGGGGAGATTCTGTACCTGCACCAGACGGCCCGCCCAGCGCCCGGTGCGGTTGGCACCGTAGAATTGGAGCAGGCCACGGACACGACCATCATCCGCTATGCAGGTTTCCAGCGCATCATATTTTTTGGTGCTGGTCTTGCCGAGTTCCTGCCGGATTTCGAGCATCCGCTGCACGTTGGCGGGTTGCGGCTGTTTCAGCATCGTGGCGACGGTTTCCTTAGTAACGCTGGTAATTTCCGCATCGCTGTCCGTGGCATCCGTCAGCCATTGAGCAAGCTGCCGGATGGAGTTGGGGTTATCCAGTCCGGAGAGCTGGCGGGCCTCAGTCATCAACCGACTTTTAACAATAGCGCCGATAACGAGAGCGCCGCGCACCAATTCCATGTCAGCGGCCACGCCTCGCGCGTTCATCTGTAAATCAGTTTCCCATTGCTTTTGCACAAATGCGGGTACGGGGAACGCCGACAGGCGGTGGTCAATCTCCATTTCGGTGACGACATCTTGCCCGTTGTACTCTTTGAACAGTTTCCATTTGTCAGGATCATGCTTGGGCAGATTGCGGGTGCGGTTGCCGTTGGCGTTGGAGGGCTTGCAGGGGACGCAGAAATAGCGGATAAGGGCCTTGCCCGTCGTCAGCTTTTTCTTATTTTCGGGCAGGCCCATCGCCTTGCCTGCCGCATCCAGAGATGCAGGGTAGCCGCAGTAGAGCGCGTGGAGCATCGTATCGCGCCACTGATCGGGTGGCAACCATCCCAGATACTTACTGAGGGCGAACCACTCGAAAGCCGCGTTGTAGGCATGTTTGATGTACAGGGGGTTCTTGAGGGCGTTTTTCAACCAAAGGGGGATGATCTGACCGCTTGCCACATCGATGACCTCAACGGGCATTCCGTCGAGGCTGTATGCGAAAAGCAGAATTTCAAAAGACGGATCGAGAATGTACCGATATGACCCTGCCTTGCCGATACTGACCTCGCTGTAAGTCTCAAGGTCAATACTCAGATGGTGTAGCTGTTCATTCATGGCTACCTTTACCTCCCTTTCTGCAACATTCGGATGTGCCCGCAGGCGTATTCCATCTTCGCACTGGCGGCAAGGCATCTATCTCCGTCAGAATCCGTATAGGAAAAGGGCCATACCATGAGATGACCGCGAGTTTCGCCACAAAGAGGGCATCTCAAATCATCGAGCTTTTCATAAAACGGCTCAACTTTTGCCCATTCTGGGTCATTGAGGATTCCGTTCGGCATCAATTCCTCGTCATACAGCACCTCAAAGGTTTTGGGGTCAATCTGGTTTGCAAAATCCGGCTTTCCGTTTTCGGTGAAATACACCCACATCGCGCCCGCCTTGAGGTCGGGGGTATCTTTTAAGAGGGTGACTTTGTAAATCATCTGGGCATTTCCTTTCTTTATTTATAAGGGAATCCGCATAGACCGCGCCCACAAGGGGCGCGGGGATAGTTACGATTTACGGATACGGAAGCAGACGGGCGCGGACAGCCACGTGTAGGAGGCGTTGTAGTTGTTCGCATTGCCGCTGTTGTTCACATTGCAGAAGATGGCAGAGTTGCCGGAGCGCTGAGAAGATGTCCAATAGGCAGTAGAATCGCCGTTGTGTTCATCCATTTTCATGCGATGCCGACGGTCTTTGTACCAATCCATCTGCTTATACAGATCCTCATCACCGAGAACACTGTCACCGCTGAACAGTTCAGACGCGGCAGGCAGGAACAGGCGTTCAAGACGACTAATTTTCTTGCCGTTGACAGTATGCTTGCGTTCGGTATCGACGATAGCCTTGCGCAGTTCATCGGGCATCAGATGATCGATGCGGTCAAGCCATTTTTCGACCTTACCATAGGTCATGTCGTCACCGAGGCAATCCACGGAATCAAAGCGGATGGCCTTATCGTCGATGTCAGTGACGGCGCACTCAATGCGACGGCCATCCAGCAGGTCAAAGGCCAGCACATCGCCAATGTGCGGATTAGAGGTGATTTCTTTCAGGGCAGTGCCGATGTCAACATCGGTGCACATGGTTTTACGCAAAGTTGCAAAGCTCATTTGTAGATTCCTTTCCTTTATGTACGGGTTTGGATTTCCTCTTGATTTCTGCCCCGGAGCCGGACTTGAACCGACATCGCGCGCTTGCTCTGCCATTGAGCTACCCGAGTACATGAGAGGAGGGGCCGTGGCCCCTCCCGGTATAAAAAGAGGTAGATGACTATTCAATTACATCGATTTCCCGGTCAGCGGATTCACAGCGCCGCCAGCGGCATATGTCTGTGTAGCGCCATCCCACGGTGCCGGATTCGCGGCAGGCGCGGAGTAGGGCGGTTGGTACACGGGCGCAGCCGGAGCGGCAGTCGGCACAGGGTTTGCCTGCGGCCAGCTCTGCTGCATCGGAGTGCCTGGCATACCACCAGGAGCCGGGACCACGGCGTTGCCAATACCGGCAAAGTCAGCGGCAGCAGATGCACCACCAGACAGCGGCTCACCGTCATGGGTTTTCATCACGTTGCCCAGCCCACAGCCGACACCGCGCTTGCCAGCGGTGTTAAAGGGATAGAAGCGGACGGTCACACGGGCGTACATACCGCTGTAAATGTCCTGCGGGGCCAGTTCGACATTGATGTTGTCCTGTCCGACGACCTGCGGCTTGTTTTTGGAGCTGGCGGTGATGACCCAGTATCCGTGACACTCATCGCCAAACGGGATGCCGCTGGGGCGTACACCGTCGCCGTCGTGGATGATGGAATCCAGATTCGGCGGGATGATACCGCCCCACAGCGTCCCCGCGCCGATTTGCGCTGCCGCCTGAATAGCGGCACGGAAATCTGCGATAGTGGCGGTGTCGGTCTTGGGAATTAGCAAGGTGGCGCTGTACTTGGCATCGCCCACGCCGCCCTGCGGCTGACGGGGCTTGTCGAGGTTGACATAGGACAGGCGAACCTCGCCGGTCAAACATCTCTGTGCATCGTTGTTATACATGACACATTTCCTTTCTTTATTCGGTTTCGGCGGTATCTTCTTCGTCGTCATCGAAGTATTTATCCGTGATTTCGGCAAATTCGGGATAGCGAGCCAGAACGGTTACGATATCCGCACGGGCATCGAGCATCGCGTCTTTGATGGCACCCAGCATCTCAGCGCGGCGCACGGTATAGGGCACGTCCTTTTTGGGTGCAATCAGTTGCGGCAGGTGATTAAGAATTTGCATGATGTCATTGGACAACAGCACGATGCGGGAGGGCATGGCAACGGCCTCCGGGGTATCGTCATCGCAAGCCAGATTGCGCAGTTCGTCCAGAAGGGCATCAAGATTGGATGCATCATCCGCATCAGTGGGTGTAGCTGCCTTGACTTCCCCGCAGTTCTTGCATTTGTCCTCGCCCATAAACAAGGATTCCAGCAAATCTTTGATTCCATCATCGGGTGCGCCGAGGGCGATGATGTTCAGGTCGCCAACTTCATCGTTGCGGATGGCCCTGCGCAGTTTCGGGTCATGTTCGGCGGCCATTTTCAAGAGCATTTCGCCCAAAGGGCTGTTTTTATCAACTTTCATTTCTGTACCTCCTCAGAAAATATCCATTGCAATTTAGGGTGACATTTCAGCATCTCGATAAAGAAGTCCAGCCGGGTCTTACGGTTATAGCTGTATTTCAAGGTATCGTAGGTGCGTTTTTTGAGTGCTTTCTTGTCTGCAAGTCGCTTTTTTGCATCCTGCAATTCGACTTTCGTCAGGCGTGTGCCGACAGGGTGCTTTGTGGTGTTGACAACGGTTTGCAGTTCTGAAACCTCGGTTGAGATGTTTACATACTCCTGAGCTGCACTCTTGCGGTCACACTCGTACTTGTCGCGCTGTTGCTCCCAAAAGTTCAGTAGCTTTTTGGCCTTTTCCTCGCACTTTTCATCTTTGATGAACTGATTGAGAATTTTAGGCATCTTGCTTTTGGAGCAAGTAACTAGCATAGGTAGGTAAAGATCCATCTCGAATCGGCTCTCACCTTCATGACAGTAGCTGATGGTAATATGGTCATCATCGTCAAACATTGGCGTTCACTCCTCCAAAATCAGCGGCGGCGCTGTTGTACGGCTCACGCTTATCAGATTCGTCAACCAGTGTCGGCTTGCCCATTGGGCGGTCAATCTGATCGGCCAGCAGTTCGGCAAACTTTTTCTTGCCGAGCCGCTTTTCCAGTTCGGACAGGGAGACTGGCTTGCGGTCATAGAGCATAGCCTCATCATACCCGGCCTTGATGAGCGTCTGGAATGCGGCATCGGTATCGTGGAACGCGCGGACGCTACGACCGGCAACGACTTTCCAGCCGGGAATTTCGCCGCCGTCGAGGATGGTCTGCTGCGCATAGGCTTTCAGGTCATCATACCAGCTCACCAAAAACTGGCCGCGCGTCAGCAGTTGGCCGATTTCCGAATCCGTCAACGCCTTTTGCAGGCCCATCGCCATGCGAGAGGCATTATCTTTCGGCTCATCGGCAGGAACACGGCCCATGGGCACGCAGGATGCGAAATCTTCCAGAGCGGTGTTGACGTTGGCACGGGCGCGGCATTTGGCCTTGCCCCGGCAGAATTTGCAGTGTTCACCGGGCACAAATGTGCCGGGGCCGTTGAACGCCTCCACGGCAATGGGATGGACGCGGTCGCCCCATGCCAGCAGATTGTCTACAGACATCTCATCCTCGGACGGATCTGCACTGATTCGAGGCTGGATGATGGTCATGCGCACTTTTTTGATGGTGTCGCCGTACAAGGGGCGGTACTTCGCAAGGGCACCGAGGGCGTAAAGCCGCATCTGTGGATTGCCCACGGCATCCACACGGACACCCTTGCCGTGTTTGTAGTCAAAGATGTTCAGCGCGTCATCGCCAATCATCACGCAATCACAAGTACCGAAACCCTCCGGCACAACATCGGAAAAGTCTACCTGCTGCTCTGTCATAATCGCCGGAGGATTGGTGTAGCCCAGCGCTTTCTCCATAATCCAGTCACAGTAGATTTTGGCACAGGTCAGCATTTCGGGCTGATAGAGTTTGTGCTGCTGCAGGGAGCGCAGTTCCTTGGCCAGCGTGTCTGCATCGCTGTGGGTCTTGACGAACAGTTCGCAAATGCTGTGCGCCAGCGTTCCCTCCTCGGCATAGATGCTCGTACTGGCCGGGAATTGCGCCTCAAATGTGGGCGATGCGGTACATGCTAGATAGCGATACGCATTGGACGCGCCACACTTGGCGTGAATTTCAGGGCTTGCCATAATGGCCCTCCCTTAAATCTTTGCGCCAAGGGCGCGGAGATCCGCGGCCACATTGGGCAGCATATTTTCGGGAATTTGGGTGACAGCCTGAACGCCATACTTTGCAAGGATGCCCTGCAGCTGCATTGCAAAGGCAGGGTTGCTGTTCATCAGCGGCATGGCGGCGTTGATAATCTGCTCACAAGTGATACCCTGCTGAGACTGTGTCGGCGTAGCGGGCGCAGCAGCGGACTGGGGGATAAACTGCTGGGTCACGGGAGCGGCAGGCGGGGTCATCACGGGAGCGGCAGTTGCAACAGGCTGCTGCATCATAGGCGCGGCCACAGGAGTGGCGGGGATGGCCTGCTGCACCGGGGCAACCGCGGGTGCCTGTACAGGCTGAGGGGCCGCGGCGGGCTGTTCAACGGGCACCGGGGATCCGACAGGTTCAGGATGGGCAGGAACAGAAACCGCAGGTGCGTCCGGGGCAGTCTTGGCAGTGGCTTTCTTGCTGCGGGAGTTTTTTACCGGAGCGGCGGGGGCATCAGTGCCCTTGCTTTCAATGGCATCGGCCAGATGGTTGATAGCGGTGCTCAAAGCGGGAGCTTCAACGGTTACTTTCAGTTCAATCATGGTGTTACCTCCAAAATTTATTTGACGTGGGCATCGTTGCCCTTGTCGTAATTGAAAACGGGGAGAACTTTGTCATCAATGATGGCGGTGAGGATCAAGGCGGTCCAGCTGATCAAGAGCCGTGATGCGTTGATGTCATCGCCTAGCATGATGCGACTGACCGGATCCATCATGGCAAAGTACATAGAAACCTCGCCAACACAGAAAATCAGGATATGGCCTACAACGTTCAACGCTTTATTCACGTTCAGCCTCCTGCTTTGCTTCCCAGGCCTCATACGCGGCAAGGTTTTTAGGATCAGAGTAGAATTTCTTGCAGGCTTCAAGAAGTGTTTGGCCCAAAACGCGGGCTTCCTTTTCAGGGATTTGGTCGAAGTTGAATTTGATGCTTTCCATTACTGTCACCTCTTGTTCAAAAGAGTGATAAATAATCACCCTTTTGCGAAAAAAATTTCCTCTCGTTCTTGTGAGGACAAGGACAATTCATCAGACAGTGCGCGGATTTCGCTAGCCTTAAATTCACTAATGCCATTCAACTTGTTATACAGCCCTTGTTCCGATATACCGAGTTTTTTTGCGAGATCACGTTTTGAAATTTGCGAACGAGTAATCGCAATTTCAAGCATTAAACTATTGAACATTCAATCAACCCTCCTCTCTGTTCTGTTGGAAAGTGATTATTTATCACTACACGCATCATAACACTAAGGTGATTATATGTCAACAACTTTTTTGAAAAAAATAAAAAAAACTTGATTTTTAATCACACTTATAGTAGAATACTGTATAAAGAAAAATTTAGACATTACGATGTATGGAGGTTTATATGGATTCCATAGGTGATAGAATTAAGCTATGTCGAAAACGGCTTGGAATTTCGCAGGCTGCACTTGCTGAGGCGGTCGGATATGGAACGCGCTCAACTATTGCGAAAATCGAAGCAGGCAAAATCGACCCGTACCACAGTAAAATAGTTGCACTTGCACGAGCATTAAAAACCACACCTGAGTATTTAATAGGGTGGACAACAGATGATTATGATTGGGATAATGACCCGGATAATCGACTTGACGCTATTCCAGACAGCATAAGAAATGAGCTAAATGAAAAGCACCAAGGCAACAGCCGCCTCATGTGGGATGATTGGCAGGCAATGGAACAAGATGCTGCGCAAGAGGCAGCGAAAAATACGGCTGTCCCGAAAGGCTTCGTACCAATGCCTGCAATGAGCACTGTGCCGCTGATTGGCACGATTGCCTGTGGCACTCCCATTCTCGCGGAAGAAAATGTTGAAATGTACATCAGCGTACCATCTATGTGGCGGGCAGACTTTGCCCTCATGTGTAAAGGGGATTCAATGTCTCCGACTATTTGTGATGGTGATCTGGTGTGCATCCGCTCACAGTTGACAGCGGCAAATGGACAAATTACGGCAGTATTGATTGATGACGAAGCAACGCTAAAACGGTTCTATCGTCATGGAGATACAGTAATCTTGCATCCGGAAAACCCTCGCTTCACACCAATGACCTACACAAAAGAAGAAATTAACGACTTGCGTATTGAGGGCGTGGCTGTTGGCATCTGCCGTGGCCTGCCAGAATATAACACGGAAGTTTAATGCTCCAATAACGAAGCGGAGGTATAAAACATGGTTACAATTATCTCAATAATTATTGTGGTAGCGCTGTATATGATGCTCGGCATTGCGGTGGTAGCAGTAGCATTTATGCTTTCTCTTTTCCTTGCCATAGGATGCGCCCTTGCAAAGCGTAAAATTGCGAAAGTCAGACCATCAGAACGAGTATGCCCAATGTGCGGCGGCCAGCGCATAAAATTTAAGTATGTGAGCAGTGGAACAACTGGTACGGGCAGATCTACAAGAGTTGCTAATGTCAGATTCGCATCGGGGGAAAAGAAAATTCAGCGTAAAAACATGGCTTACTGCGAAGATTGCGGATACACTTTTGACTTCACGACACAAAAAGACCTCGATGAAGAGTATAAAAAGTTCAATAACGGAGAAATTGGGTCTATAGCGGCAACAGTAATATTCGGCATTTTGTTTATTGCGGTTTTGGGTTTCCTAAAATAGCAATCATTTTCCAATTCTGACTTGGCTTTTTAAGCACAAAATTAAAGCCTTAATTGCAAATGTAAGCCTATTTTCGTTAAATGGGAGGTGGTATTTTGAGCTCAGTAGATAAAACAGCCGTAATCTATGCGCGGTATTCGTCCCATGGACAGACCGAGCAATCCATCGACGGGCAGATTGCAGCGGCGCAAAAATATGCAGAGGGCAAAGGCTACACGATAATCCACATCTATGCGGATCGGGCGATGACCGGGCGTAATGATGATCGAGAGCAATTTCAAAAGATGCTGTCCGATACCGCAACGCATCAATTCGGGGTAATCCTGCTGTGGAAGATTGACCGATTCGGGCGCAACCGTGAAGAAATCGCCTTTAACCGTTACCGCTGCAAAAAGAACGGGGTTAGGGTAGAGCGCGTTGCAGAGGATGTGCCGGACGGCCCGGAGGGCGTTATTCTGGATTCCGTGCTTGAGGGCATGGCAGAATATTACTCGCTCCAACTAGCGCAGAACGTGCGCCGGGGCCAGCGTGAGAGCGCTAAAAAGTCGCAGTCAAACGGCGGTACACGAATGATAGGTTACAAAGTCAATCCCGATACCAAACGATATGAGATCGACCCAGATACGGCCCCCTTTATAACTGAGGTTTTCCGGCGGTATGCGGGGGGCCAAACAATGGCCGAAATCGCGGCCTGGCTCAATGCTCAGGGCCTTAGAGCAACACGGGGCGGTATGTTTACCGTTAATAGCCTTCATCGGCTGCTGAAAAACGAAAAATATACCGGCGTGTATATATTCCGCGATATCCGTAATGAGGGCGGTATGCCGGCATTGATTGACCGTGCTACGTTTGATAAGGTACAGGAGATGCTCAAGGTCAACCGCCGTGCTCCATCAAGAGTGTGGTCAAGAGCAGAATACTTGCTGACCGATAAATTATTCTGTGGCCATTGTGGAGCGCCAATGGCTGGGGTAAGTGGTCACGGGCATACTGGAGTAAAGCATAACTATTACACCTGCCTAAACCGTAAAAGAAAAAAATTATGTACGAAAAAGTCTGTGCGTCAGGATGTTCTTGAGCCATTGGTGTTAAAGTCTATCAGAAATTTATTACAAGATGATGCTACACTGAAATACATCGCAGATAGAGTGTGGGCTGAATACGAACGCAGTGATACTTCTGGCGATACCATCAGGGCGCTGGACAGACAGATTGCGGATGTAGATAGAGCGCTTTCCAATGTGATGAAAGCCATCGAAATGGGCATTATCAATGAAATGACAAAAGCCCGCATGGATGAACTGACCGAACAAAAGCAAGCCCTCAGCGCTGCCCGCGCGGATGCGGGGCTGGCCAGGGGCTTTAAGCTCACACGGAATATGATCCTATACTTTCTGCGAAAAATGGCCGCTATGGATATCTCGGATCGGGACAGTCAAAAACGACTAATTAAAACCTTTGTCAATGCTATCTATCTGTACGATGACCATTTCGATATCGCTTTCAATTACACCGAAAACGGAAAGGTAATTGTGAAGATGCAGGAAATTGACGATGCATCGACTGGAGGAGCGTTCGGATGCTGTGCGCAGTGTCCCACCAAACAAGAAAAATCCGAACCTGTTTCCGATTGGAGAAGGGTTCGGATTTTTCGTTTTCTTCGGGTACAACAACGAAGGCTCCCGTGGACGGCGCAAAACCCCGATACTTTGTCATAGACCGTAAGCCAATAACAAGATTTGGAGGGTATGATTATGAAGTACGATGAAAGAGCCTGCAAGTTTAACATGGATACCGGGTGCGTGGAACTGCTGCTCCGGGATGAGAGAAAAATTTCCATTAACTGCACCGGGGTCGAGGATGCGCTGGACGTGACTATGGAGCAGAGAGCGGAGTTGGACTACCTTATCTACAATGACCCGCTGGGCTATGCGGATTTGATTCTGAACGGTGACCCGGAGGAATATTTGAAAAATGCAGATGGGAGCCATGGGTTAGAAGATTAACTGAAAAATTTGAGTTTAGTGTTTACTAATCAACAAAATTGTTATATTATATAACAAAAGGAGGGCATCGCAATGATCTCGTATATTAAACTGAAAAATTTCAAGTCGTTCTCTGATGTCCAATTGGATTTAAGAGGAGCACATGGCATCCCTAAAAAGGTTGCGCTAATCTATGGAGAAAACGGATCAGGCAAATCGAACCTTATGCTTGCACCATTGTTTGTGTCCCAAACGTTTGAAACAATGCGAAAAGATGATAAATTGCCCGTTCTCGATGATTTAAACGGCATAGGTGACGAAGCTTTTCGAAACAAAATTATTTCTGAAATCCTTAAATTGCGCTTTGCTTCATTGGAAGACTTAATTGGAAAATATTGGACTATAGGAAATGAAAATCCTATGGAAATAGAAATCGGCTTTTTCCACAAAAATAAAAGTGGAAGATATCAAATGGTCTTTTCCAAGAATGCTGTCATAAAGGAAGAGTTATTCTATCTAGTCAAGCAAAGATCGGGTAGAATTTTTAGTATAACCCCTAAAAAAGTAACATTAAGTCCCTCTGTATTTGCTAATTTGAAATACAAGGAAGAATTACAGGAACTTATAAGTAAATATTGGGGAAAGCATACATTCATGTCGATTCTGTATGCAGAAGAAAAAAACAAGAATCAAAAATTTTTCAAAGAATCGATATCTAAGGAATTATATGATGTTCTAAGAATGTTCAAAAGACTAAATGTCCTGTATAAAGGCGGAAATCAGGAAACGGGTCGAATGGCTGTTCCTTTTAGGATTTTACAAGAATTAGATGCAGGAAATGTGAAAAATCCGGGAAGAAAGCAAAACAAGGAACTCTACGTTTTTGAAGATATCTTAAATCAATACTTCACGCAGCTTTATTCTGATATAAAGAAAGCTTACTATAAGTTTAAAAAGGAAGGTAATGGGTATAGGTACGAGTTATATTTTGACAAAGTCTGTGGAGGAAGCATCCGGTCGATTCCTGTTTCCTTGGAGTCAACGGGAACAAGAAAGCTTCTTGATGATTTCCCGATTTTTTTCACAAGTGCGATGGGACTAACAGCATTTGTTGATGAAGTTGATTCCGGTATTCATGACTTGCTTATGAATGATATTCTCCGCCTGTTAAAAAATGCGGTTGATCAAACAGACGAAGGGCAATTTATAGCAACTACGCATAATACGCTCTTAATGGATTCAGTTCCCGCCGATGAAGTATATGTTCTCAAGGCAGATGCTGAGGGAGAAAAAGAGATTGTCTGTATCTCGGACTATAGATTCCGTACGCAGAAGGCAAACAGTGTTAGACATAAATATTTGGATGGCTGCTATCAAGGAATCCCAGAAACTGGATACTTGGATTTTGCAGAACTTATTGATGAAGCTATGGAATTAAAAAGTCATACGCTGGAGGATAGCCAATGAAAAAGATGGAGCCATCTTATCAGCGATCAATGGTAATTGTCCATGGATTATCTGAACAATCAATTTGTTCAAATATTAAATCCAATTTAAGACTTCCACAGGAGATAATATCAAGAGATAACGGAAGATGCAGTATTCAAATCACAAGTTTAATGCCACTTTTAAATGATTCAAGATTTAAGGATTATAAATCTTTTATAAGAGCCTTTCCTAAAGTCGAACATGCCAAAAATCAGTTGAAAAACTTCCAATTGTTTATCGTTATGGATGTTGATGACTGTACTGAAGATGAGAAGAGAAAATTCAAAGATAAAAGTATGTTTGATGGACACTGGCTAAAAGATTATATTGTTCCAATTTATAATGATCCCAATCTTGAAGAAACGATGAAGAAAGCTAGTATACCAATCAATAAGAAAAAAGAGTATATCACGATCTTTCCTACAAGTCATGGTGATTTGGACATAACAGTTGCCGAAAAATTATACGAGAAATTAAAAAATTGTAATTGTACGAATATGGATGAGTATATAAAAACCTGCATTGAAAATGCGAGAGCGAATAGGTGCAATCGTTAAAGCATCGTATGATTTTCTATACGGAGTGTATCTTACACAAATCCATAAGCGATTGTAATATGTATAGCAGGGCGTTCCCATTACCGGGAGCGTCCTGCTGTTTTTATGCTGCAACAGGCAAGGCTTGCAGAGCTTCCTGCTCTTTCAGCCATTCCTCATATTCACGCTGGCCTTCCTCACTGTTGAAAAACTCAACCATGGAGGGATAAAAGCAACGTGCAAGGGTCTTGATTGCTTCATCCGGGTAGCCGGATTTGTTTGACTTCTTCTTTTTGTTCAAATGGTATCCTCCGAAAATCAAAGTTCCATATCCTGCCCACGCTTGCGGTTTCGCTGCGGCACATTCATGGTGCGCTCCTGCTTGGGGGCAAGAATCTTTTCCAGAAAGCCACGCACCAGTTCGGGCGCACGGTGGAGAGCATCCAGATAGGGTTTCACGTCGTACCACAGGTCGTGGTACTTGTTGCTCCAACGAACGGCCTCTTTCTTGGCGGTGGAAAGTTCTTCTTTCAAGCGGCGGTTCTCCACGTCCATCATATAGCCGTGGTCGGCTTGCTTTTTCAGCTTGGAAAATTCTTCTTCGGTCAGCGAGTAGTTGCCGAGAAAGGTGCGCTTGCCGATATATTCCAGATCGCGCGCATGAATGAGGGCTTCTTTCGTGAGAGTGGTCTTTTTCTGCACAGCGGCAAGCTCCTTCTCTTTTTTGGAGAGGGTCTGACAGGTTTTGGCAAGCGCCTGTGCTTGTTCATCGGCTTGTGCGGTCAGGCTGTCCAGACGCTCCTGCTCCCGCTGGACTTTGAACTGGGTGACGGTCAGGTGTTCTTCGGTACTGCCGCGCTCGCCGCGCTCTACATCGGTATGCAGACCGAAGGCGGATTCTTTCTTGTGGCCGTGATCATTATTGCTGATCTGCTTGGTTTGTTTTCCGTCCGGCCCATAGTAGTTGCGGTCGATGCCGCCCTTGGCGTTTTGGCGCTGGATAATGCCGTTGGCAGGGCCGGTAACAGAGCTGCGTTCTGTTTTGATTATCGGCTGTCCGGCAGCATTTGTCAATGTGTTTTCAGCCGTAAAATGCTTTGCCGCTGCATCCGCCTGCCTCACTTCCTGCCGCCCAAACCCTGGCACCTCCGTCCTTGCTCCGTCCACCCGCTCTCCGGTTTCCGCCAGGAAAGCACTCAGCTGCTGCCGGGCGGCTTTCAGCTTGGCGGCGCTTTGGC